ATCTATACGAGGAGGGCGGTGCGTTAGGCTCTGTATTTGCTGCCATATTTGAACTGGATAGCATTAAAGGCCACGTGTGTGCCATACATAATGTGAAGTTTAATTTCTCTTTCAAACGCTTTATTGTCGCTATGCTGAAAAAGAAGGATAAGGATGCAGGCGAGGCGTTTGAGGAGGCAACGAAGGAGGAGAAGTAAGATGGCAAATTACAAACAAATAATTCCCTTCATTTTATCATGGGAGGGCGGTTTTTGCAACCGAAAGAACGACAGAGGAGGCGCGACAAACAAGGGTGTGACGATTAACACGTGGCGAGGTTATTGCGCTAAAAAGGGCAAGCCAGCAACGATTGAAACCTTAAAAGCGATGACTACCAGCGAATGGGAAGAGATTTTTAAAACCATGTACTGGGATGCTCTCAAATTGGATAATGTGACAGACCAGAATGTTGCTAACATCATGGTTGATTGGGCATGGGCAAGCGGCGTTGGCACGGCGGCGCGACAATTACAGAAGCTCGTAGGCGTGAAGGTTGACGGCATCATCGGCAACAAGACGTTGGCTGCCGTCAACAGCACAAGCGGCTTACCGTTGTTTGGACGTATCAAGCAAATGCGCCTATTATTCGTCAAGAGTATTGTCAAGAATGACAAGAGCCAGCAAGAAAATCTCAGAGGCTGGGAGCGCCGAATTAATTCAATTATGTACGACAATCTTATTTTGAACAAATGATAAAGTGGTTTTATAAGCTATGCAGCAAGGTAGCAGGCTTCGCTGCCTCGCTTGGCATTGATGGCCTTACACATATTATCGTAATGACCATTATCTCCAAGATGGCACTTATCTTTCTGCCAGTATGGGTAATGGTAGCCGTTATGCTGCTTGTTGCCGTTTCCAAGGAATTGCTCGACAGATTCACAGGGCAGGGAACGTCAGAGTGGAAGGATTTCTTCTGTGATGTTGCAGGCATTTTAATAGCGATGATATGAAAAAAGCATTGTTATTCTTTATTGTTCTTCTCTCTCTTGTTTCATGTTCGCGCAAGACAACGAGCGTTGAAAAAGAGTTCACGGATTCAGTGAGGATAGAGAGACGTGACACGTTGATTCAACGACAGATTCTTACAATTGCTGACACCGTATATCTCTCCGACACCGTCTTTGTTTACGAGCTAAAAATGGTTACGATTGATGAAGATGGAAAGGTTCTTCGCACCGACACGGAACGCGAAAAGAAAATCATTTCCAACCGAAATGCAAAGCACTATATCAACGCAAAGCAGGAGGAGCGGCAGACGAGTGTAACGGACAAGGAAGAGACGAGAAAGGAGAAGGAAAACAAGACGGTAAAGGAGAAACCGCCGATTTTGCAGCGATTCAAAGACAGCCTCTTTCAGCTCGCCGCGGTGTTGCTGATGATAATTGGCGCGTGGTATTATTTTGTTTATTCCAAGAGGAGCAGAAGCAAGAATAATCCTTAATGATTATTCAACCTTTTAATTCCTCAAAAATGAAACAATTACAGATATTATTTGATAAAGCCGTTGAAGCTACAATGAACGCAAGCGGTTTATCTTTTGAAGAGTTCACGACAAGCAGAAGCGAACGAAGTGTGAATGCACGTGTGGTTTTCGTTGATTACCTGATTGAGAAGGGAATGAGTGAAGGCACTATCGCTGAGTTAAGCGGCATGAGCCAGCAAAGGGTAAATGCCTTGAAAAATTCACGCATCTACCGAATGAAAACACTTATGTGCAGAGTATTGAAACAAAGTCTGAAAGATATTATCGGATAAGAAATGGCGTGCCTTCGGGTGCGCCTTTTTTGTTGTAAATTAATTATATATAAATGTTAAATACACGCATTTTTATAAGAAAAAATCTTGGTTTTTATTTGGTGTTATCAAGATAAATGACTATCTTTGCAATATAGAAAAGAAGGAAATAGCAATAACACCACAGCCCTCGACAACACGGTAAGTCACTAATTATGAAGACGAATAAAAAATATAGCAAGAAGTCAATTATCGCAATCATCAGACGTGGAGAACCAACGGAGATTTTCCGCCTTTGCTTCCATTTGAATGGTGAAGTAAGCAAAAAATCTGTATGCGAATTAATCAGAAGCTTTGCTCCTTCAAAAAAAATTAAGGACACAGCCTATGATATTGCGTATCGCTCGGAACATAAATTCCAACCGTTGTCGTCAACCGAATTGTCAAGAGAATCTGAATACTACGAGGCGAATAAGATTCACATGATTGTTAATCAATTGCGGTATTATATGAAAGGCAATAAGGATTCTTATACGAAGACACCAATTTTGATTGAAGGGCAATTGTATTGGGCATCAAGAGAATATGGCCGTAATGACTATAACAAGTCTTTCATTTGCGAATACAAAGGAAACGAGAAGATGTGTGACATCTTGGTTAAGTTAGGAAATAAATATTTATAATAAATAAGGCGCACCAGAAGCCTCCAAAAAGCCTCAAGGGTACGAGCAAGAAATTATGAAAATCAAAGCATCTAAATTCAATGAGGTTAGATTATCTGACGTTGCTCAGTTTATAGAATCACCTTCACAAATTATTAGGTCTAAATGTTCAAATGGCGTTCTTCTTGGTCAAATCAGCCTTAAAGATGGAAGTGTTATGCGATTATATGCTGGCGATGAGATTCGCATTAATAATGTTCAATTGCCGTTGGCTGCACCATCCTCTTTCCCATTTCCTGAAAATGAGGACTATTTTAATTCTGAGATAGAAATAAATGACTTATAATATATTCTGTTGGTAAATTTATTAGCCCTCGACAACACGGTTAAGTCTATAATTCATGAAATATAGCGTTTATTACAGCAATAATGTGGAAACAAATAAGGTTGCCGAGTTCGAAACATTAAAGGAAGCCAAAGATTATTGCGCCAAGAATACAGAAGGTTGCGACGAAGTTTGTGCCGAAGACAATTGTTATGAACATAATAACAACTTTTGGTATGAAGTATATGAAGGAGAGGACTGTGCTATTTATGATGAAGACGGCGAAGTTGCAGACCTCAAACAAACTGTTTACGAAACTGAACGCTTTTATTACGATTAATTAATCAAAATGAAAAGGGAAATACCATTATTTATCGTTGATTCTTCGAGAAAACACAAGAAAGGAGAATGTGACTATATATGTTGCACCGACAAGGATAGCGGATTTATTGCAAAGATTGACTACATTGATGGCGAATTAGAAGAGACAGGAAGTGATTACAGAATTGGGTTAAGCAAAAATGGAATCTCTTGCAGAATGAAGATAGTTCGCTCAATGGGCGAGAATCCAAGTGAAACAGCGATTAGAAGTCTACTCAAAAAGGGAATGGAGTATTATTCAAACATCATTCAAAAAAATGTTGATGTCACAAAGCTCAGCCGAGAAGATTGCGTTGATTGCATTGATGTGATTATAAGAGCCAATATGTCCTTAATGAAGGACAGGCCACTTGCTCAAAGACAGACGATTGCGACATCTATTTGCGTGTTAGAGGCCGCCAAAAAGTATATAATTGAAAAATAAAATCATCATGAAAGAAATAATAAGAGGTATAACAACTCGTTATATATTCCGTAACACGGATAAAAAGTCCGTTCAGTTAGATGTGACAGTTTATGATGTTGAAACAGCGTCAAACGTCAAGGTTCATGATATAGTTCTACATGTAGATGGCATCGAAATGAACTACAATTATAACAACACTAATGGCCCGAGCTGCATCTACGGTAAGTGTAACACGTCAATCCATGAAATGCTCTTTAACAACAAAGGAGAAGGTCGAATCAAGATAACAACGAAGATTGGCGATGAATATATAATAGCAATACCAGAAGACATTTCATCGGACATTTACAATTCACTAAAGAACAATGACAAATAAACAATCAGGCTGGGGCGGCCGCCGCGAGAATAGCGGCCGCCCAAGAACAAACAAGGTCACGATGTGGGCAAATGTAACGCCTGCATTCCTTGCTAAACTAAAAGAGAAGGCCGAAGAAGAAAACATGAAGGTCGGTGAATATCTCGAAGAGCATCTTAGGTTATAATTTCAGCAAATTAAATCCATTCGTAAGGTGCTGATTTTGAAAGCCAAACAAAACAATATGGCGCGTTTCGGCAAATTACCAGCAAATTAAATCCGTCTTAATACTTCGTGATTATAACCGAATTATAATCGAAAAAGGCTCGTCACAGCTATTGTGGCGAGCCTTTTTTTTGCTTCATGCTGTTAGCCTTTCACATAACAAACAGATTACAATTTTCACAAAACCGAAACAAATCGCAACAGCCGAAATTTGTCTTAGAAAGCAGGAAAGTCCTGTTTCATAACTAAAAAAACAAATTTATTATGGAAGGAATTGAAAAAGTGATTTGTTGCGACAAGGGAAACGATGCTTTGGCCTATGCAGCGATGGCCAACAAACAAACAGACCCTATGGCAATGGCGGCGATGATGAACGGCGGCGCGAACTCTTGGAACAACTCGCCGTGGATGTATCTCATCTTTTTAGCCTTATTTGGCGGTAACGGTTTCGGATTTGGAAACAGAGGGAATGCCGTGCAGGATGCGGAAATCCAAGGGCAGATTGCCTCACTACGCTCACAGATGGCCGACAACCATAATGCAGATTTGCTGATGTCAGCTATAAAGGGCAACAACGATGCTCTGACAACGCTTGGCGCGAATCTTAATTGCGACTTCAACCAATTGCAGCAGGCCGTTTGCGCCATACGTTCTGCAGTAGACAATGTTGCTGGGCAAGTAGGTTTCAGCGCTGAACGTGTTATCAATGCGGCTGAGCGAGGTGATGCCAACATTATAAGTGCAATTCAGAATTGTTGCTGCAACACACAGCAGGGAATTATGAAAATGGGTTATGAAAACCAATTGGCTATCCAAGGCCAGACGGAATCTTTGAATAGAAGTTTGAATTTCGTTAACTCGTCAGTCGAACGCGGCTTTAGTGCTCTTGGTTTTCAGAATGCGCAGGACAAATGCGAGATTATTCGCGCAGGGCAGGACAACACGCAGCGTATAATCGATACACTTAACTGCCACTGGAACTCAGATTTGCAGCAGCGCTACAATGATGCACGCCTTGAACTTTCACAACAGAAGCAGAATGCAGCACTTATCGCAGCTCTGAAAACGACAACAACGCCGACAACTTAACACAAAGATGGTAGGGAAGATAATTTCCCTACCATTGTAAATTTAAATCGCCATGTTATTCAAAGATATAAAAAGCGGCTATCCTGTTTATTTCCTTAATCGGGAATTTATCACAGCCTATCAAGGTAAGGTGGTGAGCGTCTCTGTTCCGCGATATGATATGCAGGTTGTCAACAAGGCCAATGCACCGTTAGTGGTTGATATTACTATAGATGCAAACGGGCAAACAAAAACGTACACTATCAGCGAAAACGCCACAACGACTTACGCTGGCAATATTGTCCTTTCCACTGAACGCGATGGAATTATACGTGAAGTTGAAGCAATGAAGTCACAGAAAGAGGATGCTATCGCGCAGGAGGCGAAGAATCATGAAGACCTTGATAAGATAAATTCGTTGCTTGAAGAATGGAATCCTGCACTGGCCGAAAAGAGAAAGCAGGATGAAAGAATTAATACGATTGAACAGGAAGTCAGAAATATCGGCCAGCAGCTAAAAGACTTTTTCTCTGAGTTTAAAAGCAAAACGCCATGAAATTTTATATAACTATCTCAAAAAAATCAGATTCTCATTTCAATGGAGAAAGCGCAGCCGAAGCAATTAAAAGAATTTTCTACACAGATAAAAGCGGAGCGGAGCACAAAGGCGCACACTGGTCAGTAAATGAAATACTAAAAGCAACAGAAAAACTAAAATTCAAATCTTGTGTTACGGACTGGGATAAATACGTTGCTTTTAATTACGCTTATGCAGATTTCAACAAGATTATGTCGGATGAAATGATTATCTTAGCAGCGTTTTCATTCTTCTTTGACGATGAGGATGCGCCTTGTGACAAGGTGTACAGATATGTACAATCAATGTCTAATAACGCCTAACCGTGCAAAATCCGTGCAAGTGATTTTATCTAAAGAGATAAACGACTAAATATCATACACTTACAAGAGAAAGACTAATGCTTTGGGAGCAGGGGGTCGTGGGTTCGAATCCCGCTACCCCGACAATAATTAAACCGCTGATAATTAGATATTTACTAGTTGTCAGCGGTTATTTTTGTCTCTATATTCAAATGTTAAAGCCATAAATTTATGCCGTATTATGCCGTATTATGCCGAAATTTGCCGAAAATCCGTGCAAAACACGTGCAATCCATCAAAATGTAGAACCGTGCAAAATCCGTGCAAATGGCAAAAATTAATCTATACCTCGATGCAAGGGCGAAAAATAAATCTGGAAAATATTGTGTAAAGATTGTAATTCGGCACAATAATACATCTTCTATGATTCCGACATCTGTGTTTCTAAAAAAGGAGGAATGGCTGAATGGAGAGGTAATAAACACTCCTCTGGCTAAGAGATTGAATCAAGTTTTAAAATCTAAACTTGAATATCTTAGGATGCAAATCATCTTATTAAGTTCATCAAAGAATCTTGAAAAGATGACGGCCAAAGATATACGTGAACAAATAAATCCTCGCGAAGAAACAGAAGAAGAACGGCCACATTATATCAAAGAATATTTCAAGATATTCATATCAAGGAAGACAAAAGATAGGACTAAAGAGGTTTATGAAGGTACAATAATCAAGATTGGCAATTATTGCGATATTGATAATTTATCATTTGAGGAGATTGATTACAAATGGTTAGTCGATTTCGATACTTGGATGCAGGCAAAAGGAAATTCAGTAAACACGCGCTCCATTCATTTGCGCAATCTTCGCGCCTTATTCAACGAGGCAATTCGCGAAGATTATGTAGCACAAGAATATTACCCATTTAGAAAATTCAGAATAAAATCTGAACAGACTGAAAAACGCTCTTTGACCATCAAGGAGTTATTATCATTGATGAATTTCAAATGTGAAGACTATCAACAAAAATATCTTGACATCTTCCTAATCTCATTTTATTGCGCAGGAATAAACATGGTTGATTTGCTTGATTTGCCGCATCCCAACGAAGAACAGAGAATAACATATCGAAGAAGTAAGACAGGAGTTCTTTGCAGTCTTAAAATTCCAAACGAAGCAATGAAGCTCATACGAAAATATCGCGGAGAAAAGAAACTGCTTAACTTCGGAGAGACACATGAGGATAAAAGGTCTTTCGTTAGAACGATAAACAAGAACTTACAGAAAATAGGAAAGACAGACATTATTAATGTGAGAAACAGATATGGACGAGTGAAGAAAGAAAAAATATTCAAGCCCCTGTTTCCTCATCTTACAACATATTGGGCAAGACACACATGGGCGACTATCGCCGCAGACATTGACATTCCAGATGCTGTTATTGATGCCGCTCTCGGCCACAAGCCACAATACCAAATCGCAGACATATATATAAGAAGGAATGAAAAGAAGGTTGACCAAGCAATCAAGAAAGTTATAGACTATGTAAAAAAAATCCACTGACAATTAATTTTGCCAGTGGATTTTTTTTGTATTTATCCTATATGCTCTTCTGGGTCATCGTATTTGAGGTTGAAGTCTGTTGCAACATGCTTTCTTATGTCATTTATCGCTAATCCAGCAAAGCCACAAAGAGAAAATAAAACTCCAGAAGCAATACTCGTTAATCCAGCGGTTATCTGCTGTTGCCCAAGATAACTTATATATTCTTTATAACTTCCGCTATTATACATTCCTATTATTGTAACAATAATTCCAGCAATAAGGCAAATCGCACCTATAACTATCACTGCTTTAGCAACGATGTCAAGATAGCGATAACTAAAGGAAACGTTATTAAATTCAGATTGTGCGTTTTGTGAAATCATAATTGTTTGATTTAAAAATTTGTTCTTACTAAGCCAACGACACGATAAATTTTAATCACATCGCTTTTTTCTATATTTATATCCTCCAACTGACTTTCTTGATTTGAAACCTTGCATTCATACTTATCGCCGCGCTCATAAACGTTTCTGAAAATAAATCCAATGCTCTTTGTGTCTATTATATAAGGAGCGCCGCTTTCAATAACCGCATTCTCTTGCAGTGCTGACAACGCAATTAAATCTCCACGCATAAATTGAGGTTCCATTGATACCCTATCATTTCTAAAATAGAAATCAAAAGGTGGAAATTGATTAAACGCTCCCATGTATTCCAGATTCTGAACCTTTCCGCTTTTGACAAGCTCCAACACGTCAATGTTAGGAATCTTAGCAATACTCTCCGTAATGATTGGCTTTTGCTCACCGTTAGCATAGAAGAAATTAGACAGCTTGTCAAAGTTATTGTCGTTGTTTTCATATCCCTTATTAAGCATTTCCCCTTTTCCAGTTTTAAGCCATTCAATATTTAGCTCGGGAAAGTTTTGTGAAATATTGAACAACGCGGAAACACCGAAATCATCTTTGACAACAGATAAATAGCTGGTTGACAGCCCTGCTTTAAGAAGGAATTGTCTTTGTGAAACTCCTTTGTAATTAATGAATTTAAGTAGTCTATCTTTCATAATGTTAAAAAATATTTATTCGTTAGATATTTGTATCTAATTATTTGGCATATATAATTATTATATGTATCTTTGCACATGTAACCAAGAGGGAAGATAACTTATCTGCCTAATGGTTGTGCAAAATTAAAAAGAAAAAATAGAATAGCAAAATATTATATATAAAAATGGTAAGAAAAAGTTTAATCCAAATACCATCGGAGATACGGAGAAAGGCGACAATCGAGAGGCATAATAAGATATATGCCTATTATATAAGAAAATTAAATCTTGGAACAAAGGCGTATGATGCAATTGTGATGACTGCTAACGCATTTAAAGTAACGATAGCAACGGTTTATAAGGTAAAACGAGAAAAAGAGAAAGGAGCAAGCAATGAGGGTAATAATGCCGCAAATAGCAGATGATTCAAAATACACGGTGTGCCAAGCGTCTGAGGTTCTTGGTGTTCACAGAGATACAATTAGAAGATGGGTTAATATGTGTCTTCTGAAACCGAGATTCAGTAAAATAAACGGACGGAAGTTTTTTCTTGGCAAGGACTTAAAGAAGTTCTGGATGACACAATATTGAAAATAGCTCATTCGATAGCAAAACCGAAATAGTTCGTTCTCGCATTTTCCAAATAAATCGTCTTCGGTTTTGATATTGCGTAAATGTCATAACTAATTCTCAACGCAATTATTATCGGATGAGCAAAGAGCTGAATGGTTACACCAAAAGGTTTGTGTTCTGGTGTTATGCTTGGTGTTGGCGGTTCGATTCCGCCACAGCTCACAAAGCGAAAAGTGTTCTTTGACATATTGGTAAAGGGGTACGGAAGTGAAATTATAAGTAGCAAGGCCCAAATCCCTGAATAAGTGGTATCACGTGATAGTAACTATCTATGTCGTAAGGTTGTAAACGGATGAGGTTCGGCATCATCCATACCGCGTGAGCTGCCACGAGAAGTTATGTAACTACCATGTAACTATCATGTAACTACATAATCAACTTCATATACTCCTCAGATATGCCGATAGCTGGCGCATTCACCTTTCGTTTGCGTTTGGACTTGGCGGCACAGGTGGTTCGAGTCCACCTATCTGAGCTAATTAAAACCTTGTTGTATGAATAAGATTAAGAGAATTGCTGAGATAAGAGAATTGCTGATGCAGGATGCGGAAGAACAATGTATCTGCCGCACACGCGGCTATCTCACTGCCAACTTCTACATGGAGATATGCAAGAAGAATTACGAAGTCGAATTAATCGTTGATGAGGATTGGCAATGTAGTGATTGTTCAGTCTATAACATAGAAGAAGATAAGGAGGACGTGAAGTTGAAAATCCTTATCCTAAACGAATATTCAGGGCTATACGCAACTCTCAAACGAGAGGCGTATGAAAAACTTGAAAAGGAGGCAAAATTGTACGAGGAGCATGAACAATCGCTGATGTACGATTTCCCTTATTGATATAAGCTCGCTGCGGTTCTTTTCACGAGGTGCAAAGAGTTGCATCGCAAATGAAACTGTGAATCTGTAAAAAGTTATGGGCGAGAAGATTTCCGCAGCGAGCTACACGCAGGTGATTGAGACTGGGTCTCATACTTTTGGAAGTTCCATAGTTGTTATGATTTGATTAAATAGAATATGTGAGATAAGAGGTTCGATTCCTCTCACCTGCACCAACCAATAAAAACATATTATGAAGAAGGAATACTATTTTGTTGTTTCAGTCTCTTGTAAAAGAAGAAACATGAAAGAAAAGGTACTTGCCGAGTACCTTAAAAGCTACAAGAATTGTCTTCTAGAGTTCGGCGAAGAATATACGCCAGATGTTTTAATTACCGACCTTAATAAACGACTTGATGAAATCAACGCATCGAATAAGCGGTGCATGGATATTCGTTTAAAGCGAGAAAACGGCATGTTTGGCGAAATAATCTTTGTATTTGAAAGTGATGTAAGCTGTGATACCCATCCCGCTATAATGGTTCTCAGACCAGTAGGATGGGTGGCAGGTTCAAGTAGTAATGGAAAAAGTGAAGCAGAATAAAACTCGCCTGCATCAACCAATAAGAAGTATTATGAAGAAGGAATATTATTACGTTTCTTTGGTTTCTTCAAATAGACGAAACATGAGAGAAAAGATGCTTGCCGACTATCTTAAAAATTACAAGGATTGCCTTGTAGAGTTCGGTGAAGAATATACGCAAGAGGTTCTAATAGCCGACCTCAATAAACGACTTGATGAAATCAACCCATCGAATTGGCGGCGCAGGGATATTTATCTAACGCGAGAAAAAAGAATGAATGACAATATAGTCTTTGTATTTAAAAGTCATGTAAGCCATGATACTCAATCCGCTATAATGGTTCTCAGACCAGTAAGACGATGGGTGGCATGTTCAAGCAGTAATGGAAAAAGTGACGCAGAATAAAAAACAAAAATCATGAAAGCATTAACAAATTACAGATATTACGTTCTCTTTGCCGTTAGCTTTATGGCGGCAATATTGTTTATCGCTATGCCAGACGATAGCTGGAGCACTCTGAGGTTTATTGCCTTTTTGGTGCTAACAAAAGCATCTGCATGCTTGCTTATCTACGTCACAATGGTTTTGATTTCTCATTGGAGCGATAAGCACGAAATACCAGAAATAGATTCGCTCATTAATGGAAATCTTTGACAACTACGTTTTTGCTATATATAAGAAAGATGTTTATATCAAATATTCAACTTGTTAATGGTAGGAGACTATAGTTAACAGGGGCGGTCGCAACGGATTGGGATAATTAGTTCTTCCGCTTTTCATACTCATAATTCATACTAAGGTGGCCGTTCGTACCTGCAAGTACGGACGGCTTTGCTTTTTAAATTCAAACACAATGGAAAATAAAATGACATTACACGAAAAACTGAATCTGATTCAGACAAAGTTAGAAGCGCCGAAGGACTTGTATAACAAGTTTGGTAACTATCGTTATAGAAGCGCAGAAAGCATATTGGCCGCGACAAAACCCTTCCTCCGCGAGATGGGTTTGACGCTTGTGACGGAATCGAAAATCAGCGAACATTTAAATCGCATCTATGTAGAATGCACGGTGACGATTTCGGATGGGAAAACAAGCGAGAGTGCAAGCGGAATGGCACGCGAGGAAGAAACGAAAAAAGGTATGGATGGTTCGCAGATAACAGGTGCTGCAATGAGCTACGCTAAGAAATATGCGCTTGGTAATCTCTTTGCTATTGACGACACCAAGGATGTAGACACGACTGAATACGCGCAACAGGTACAAGCTGCACAACAGAGTACAACAGCAACGGTGAGCCAGGCCAAGCCAAAACAAGCGTCAAAGCAAGTGAAACAGCAAGCGCCGCAGGTCGATGAAGAGCGTTTGATGTTTCTCCTGCAAGATATAAGTCACGCGAGAAGCAGAAAAACGCTTACAACAATATGGAACGAGAACAAGGATTTGCAATCCAATCCGCGATTTTGCGAGGCCGTTCAAGAAGCTTCAAAAAAATACCCGAAATGATAAAAGTTATTTGTTGTTCTCTCTTTTTGCTGGCCTTTGCGTTAGCGTTTATAGTTTTTCTCGAATATGCACAATATGTAGCCAATAAATATGAAGGCAATGAAGAAGATAAAACTCAATAAAAAATATCCGAAATGATAAGAATTGCATTTTGTATTATCGCCATGCTGGTTATGGTGGCGATGCTCACCGTTGTTGTATATGCACAACATGTAGCCAATAAAGACTATAAAGATGAAGATGATGAAGACTATAAAGATGAAGACGATGAAGACGATGAAGACTATAAAGATGAAGATGATGAAGACGATGAATTCGATTAAACTGAATGACAGCGGAATCCTATTTGATGCAGAAAGCCACACCTATTGCACCAAGGATGGAGAAGTGCTGCAAGGAATCACGGGAAGGCTCAAAGAGCGAGCCTTCCCCGATGAGTATAAAGATGTTCCCGAAGAGGTATTGCAACGTGCAGCGACAAGAGGCACGAGGATTCATCATGTACTTGAACTGTACGACAAAGTCGCAATTGAAACGGATGATTGCATGGAACTTCAAAACTACATGAAAGCACAGACAGAATTTCCTTTCCTTGCTAATCACCTTCAAAGTGAATACCTCATCACAGACGGCGAAAAATATGCCTCTGCAATAGATAAGGTTTATGTAGAAGATGATGGAGTTATTCTCGGTGATGTGAAGACTACCTACCATCTTAATGAGGAATATGTTAGCTGGCAACTATCTATCTATGCTTATTTCTTCAATCTGATAAATCCAGATGTAGAAGTCAAAAAACTCTATGCTCTTTGGTTCAGGGAAGATAAATACAAGGTTGTGGAAGTGCAACGGAAATCAATCGAAGATGTCAAGAAGTTACTTTACACTGAAGAAGCGTTGCCAGTCACCACCGTTGATGAAGCGATGATGCCAGACATCAATCGCGCAGAGGCAGCGCTAATTGAATATAAAGAAGCGATGGAATTTTATAAAGCGCAATATGATAAACTTAAAGAAGGAATCTTGGCTATCATGGTTCAACATAATATAAAGAAATATGACGGACAGAGAATTTCCATAACAAGAAAGCCAGAAACAGAGCGATTATGTTTTGATTCAAAGGCATTCAAGAATGATTATCCGCAGATGTATGAACAATACATCACGAAAACAAAGACTTCAAGTAGTATTTTAATTAAAGTGAAATAAAATGATAGGAAATGAAAGATATCAATGTCTTGCACATTTGACAAATGACGCTGAACAAAAAACTTCACAGAGTGGTTCTTTCACTGTCTTTTCGGTGGCAGTGAACAGAAAATTGAAAGATAAGGAAATAACAAAATTTATCTCCTGCATAAAAGGCGGTGATAATAGCAAGTTACTTCCATACCTTAAAAAAGGAACGTATGTACTACTCGAAGGTAGCGTTGACGGAAATGCTTATGTATCAAAAGAAGGAATACCAAAATTTGCCCTGCAACTAAACGTTTTTGATTTGCAATTGCTTAATGTTGCAAAAACGAGCAATCCGCAATCTGATTTTGCACAACCACAAAATCAGAGCGAAGAAACAAAGAAAGTATTATCGCCAGAATATGTAAACGGTAATAATTTATATGTCGGTAGCGATGATTTGCCTTTCTGATAAATTATGAAATACGACCTGAAAAATCCGCTTGATAAACAAAATCTACTTTTGCGAGTAAAAAAGGAACTTGAAAACGCGAACAATGTTGTAGAGTTTAGTGTTTGCAAGCCAAAAAGAACACTAAAGCAAAACAGGTATCTCCATGTTATATTGTCCTATTTTGCTTGTTCGATAGGTCTTTCAGCAGACTACGTAAAACAGAATTACTTCAAGCTCTTATGTAATAAGGAAATCTTTGTGATTGATGCAGAAGATGTTTTCATTGGCAAGACAAGAAGGATTCGGTCATCAAGTGAATTGACAACAGAAGAAATGTCAATTGCGATTGAGCGGTTTAGAAACTGGTCAGCAGAAACGGCAGGTATCTACATTCCTTCAGCAGAGGAACATCATTTGTTGCAATTAGCTGAAATACAAGTAGAACGAAATAAATTATATTTATAATGTCAGAGTATATCAATCACAAGATTTCAAACCGAAGCGAATATGTTTTCAGAAAATTAATTGAAAGAAAAGGTGCTGCGGCCTATGGCGTGTATTGGTATATTCTGGAGGAATTGTACGAAAGCGGCGGCAAAATGCTTTTTGAAGAAATTGAACCTATCTCAAAAGTTCTATGCGTAAGAAAAGACTTTGTAGTGAGTATTATAAAGTCCTTTTCTTTATTTCAATATGATTCAGAATCGTTTTGGTCGGATGAAGTAATTGAACAAATAGAAAAAAGACAGAAAATAAAAGATAAAAGAAAGGAGGCTGCAAATAAAAGATGGGTGTCCGAGAAAAATATTATTGTGCCAGAAAAAGAGCTTGATTCATCTCCTAATGTTATTGATTCATCTCCAAATGTTAAAATTACGAGGGTTAGCAAAGAGCAAGAGATGAAGTCAAGAGAGAGGGAGTTTTATAACATGTTAGTTCCATTCGTCAAAACTTATGGTCGTGAAATGATAAGAGAATTTTTCGATTACTGGAGCGAACCGAACAAGTCACATTCAAAGATGAGATTTGAGCAGGAGCGGACATGGGATTTAGCGAGACGTTTGCAAACATGGGAAAAAAGAAGTAGAAATGGATTTGGAAAATACAACAGCATTGGAGATAAGCAGGCAGCTAATTATAAAGCCGTTGAAGCCTATCGAAATGAAAGCATTCAAAATCTCAAACCAATGGATTCAGAAGAACAGATGCCTATCTAATTTGTTGAGTAATTATTCTCCTGCCAATTGGTCTTATTTACCGCAAATAGGTGACGAAGCGTACACACGCGAATGTCCTTCCATTGGCGCGTTAGATGAACTCTTTCAAGCGAAAGGCGTTGCAAGGATGTGGATAGATGAACAAGTAACAGCGATGTACCTGATGTCTTCAAGCAAAGAGAACATGAGGACACCAATTTCATTGTTTGCAAGTAATTTTTCTGTCGTTGCCGCGCCATACAAATTGACAGAGTTGATGCTGTTCTTTTCAAGATATGCGGCTGGAATGTACGACAATTCTTATTCCACTTTCAATTCAAGAAGGATTGGCGTTGCTTTTCATTCTGAATTTTTGCCGCAAAGGGAGCAGGCTTTAGCGAGGCTCGAAAGGCGTAAGGCTTCAAATATAAAAGATGAGGTTTCAAAAATAACAAGAAAGCAATATGAAGAAAGCAAGGATTTTAAAACGACAGTGAAAGTGCTAAAAGATAGCGATGAACTAAGAGAAAAACTTGGCATTGCATCTGGATTAAACGTTAATGGCATAGGCGTGAGTTTTTTGCCAAAGAAATATATTCATCTTATTCACGAATATCAATCAAAGAATCTTATCACAGTATTATCCTGCGAATCAATCAAATAAAATATGGGAAACGTGAATCTTTACACTTTTCTCTTGCGCGTTCATGATTTCTTTTTTGGTAATGCAGAAATGAAATACAAGAAAGAATTGCAAGAGAGGTCAAATAATGAAATTCAAGTGATGGAATTTGATGGTGAGCTATGGCTCTGCCATCGTAACACACCACTAATCAAGCAAGAGTGGACTACTGAAAATCTTGCTAAGCTGACAGAAAAAGTTAGAGAGAACTGGATGAAGTATAATATCTTAAAACATAAAAAATGACTATCAACGAATATCAAGAAAGAGCGCTGGAAACAGCAATTTACCCAAATTCTATCATCTACCCTACCATAGGTTTAACTGGTGAAGCTGGAGAGGTAGCAGACAAAGTGAAAAAGGTTCTCCGCGACAAAAACGGAGAGTTTTTTAAAGACCCATCTACGAGGGAGGAAATAATGAAAGAGATTGGAGATGTATTATGGTATTGTGCAACACTTGCAAATGACCTTGGTTATTCCTTGGAAGAAGTTGCAGAAGCGAATATCAAAAAACTATCAAGTCGCAAAGAAAGAGGTATGCTTGGTGGTAACGGAGACAATCGATAAACCAACGAAAATTATAATTGTAATGACAAAAGAAGAAATAACGCACATCTTTTTCAAGAAGATGTGGCTCTCGCCGAGCGGTTATCCAAGATTTCCTCGAAGCGCAATGTATGCGTACAGGGCTGGAGTTATCCGCGAAGAAGAGAAGGAAAGATACGGAATTGACAAACTAATAAGGAGGTATAGTTTATGAAGCTTACAATAAAAACAATGCGTGCCATAAACAAAGAGGCGAAGCAGCGCTATAAGAGTAAGATAGAACAAGAAGTGTTTGCTTTTGGAGCGAGGCGAGCGCTGGAAGAATATTCCAAGAACCTTTGGCATGGAGCAGACGAACAACCTGCATTCAATAGTGAGATAATTATCTACGCCAAGCGCGTGCTGCCGAGTGGACAGAAGATTGCACCAACCTATGCGGCCGTTTATCGTGATGTCATGGGTCGGGACGTATGCTTGTTTACCGATATAGACATCAAGTCGGACATTGTTAGATGGATTTATGCGGAGGATTTGCCATGAATGATTGGAAGCCAGATGTAAGATGGAGGCCAAATACGGGCATCATGAGGCACGAACCATTAATGCCCGTGCCTCACAAGAATATTAATCTACTCGTCACCTACGCGGAAGCTCAGCAGGAGCATGAAGCGATGATGTGGAAGAAGATGAACGACAAGAGGCGGCGTGAATACGGCATTTGTACTGCATTATGTTACCTTCATTTCATGCGCGTTGAATATTCGATGATGCTTGCACGTGATGTCGTAGACACGCTTGCCAAGCGGAAGGATATGTACCGACATGAGGTCAAGCGGACGTGCAGAAGAATTGTTGACGAGGTGGCGAGGCTGAATGCTTGGATGTATAATGTGATTCAGCAAGAAAGGTATTTGGAAGGCTATGACCACTTCGTTGACACCTTCAGCGAGCACATGAAAGAGAAATATGATGCGCTGCGTTACTGCATGATGCAGGCTTGTAAGCCATGCTTGACAGACCCTGCCTTGTATGCTCAGTTGGAATGTACGAGAATTGTTGCAGAATTGGCAGAAGCTTGCCGCAAAGGAGACATGGAGAAATACAGAGATTACTCGTATATCAAAGGTATTTACGCTTACAACACTGAGACGCTTATACCTCTCCTTTGTTCGCTTGAAGAATTGATTAAGAAGAGGATATTCATTCGCGGAAGCGTGGATGTAAATCTTAACAAGGATGAATATGTGCGCAGGTGTGTTGATGCTGTTACTGACAGATTCCGCGATGGTAAAGGATTGGTAAAATTATTAGAAGAAAAATGGTAAGATCATGAGTGAATCAAGAATAGTTGTCAGAATGGGTGTAGATGACATAATGGATTGTTTGTCTGAATCAGCAGGGATGCAATTCGCGTATGAATGTTACAATTATCTTGGCGTATCACAGCAGCAAAAGTTTATCGAAAAGCTTGGCGCGGAAGAGGTTGTTGGATATCTTGACGAAGAGATTGTTGAATATCTTGACGATAAGGCTATGATTGAAGAGTTGAAAGGGCGAGGTTATAAAATCACACAAAATGGAGGCGAGGATATTTAAAGAAAATGGCGATTATGTTAGAATATAGCTTGTAAGACGACTATGGAATACAAAGAAATACGAACAATGCTGAACATTGTTTCGGCTGTGGTTGCAAATAGCCATATCGAGCAATGTAGTGCTTTTGGCAATTTATATACCTCAACCGTTTACAATATTAGAGATTCCGATATAGCAACAATGAGGAAATGGATTGCATATTGGAAGCAGACAATAGATAGATGCAATAAAATCGACTAAAACTAAATAATTCTACGTAGGGGAGGTATTCACTGCAGCACCAAGAAGTGGTGCATATACCTCCCCTACACAATTGACTAAAACCATGACAGAAGAAAGACTTAAAATGATTAACAAGATAGCCGAGGAAATAAAATCCATCTCTGAGGTGGAAGATAAGATAAAAGAAGGCTTTGAGATTGACGTAAGATTGAAATACATACGCACAATCGAAAGTTTTAGCGTCTATCCTTATCTATCGGAGGCCCAACGTAGCGTGATAGAAGATTTCGTTAAGAAGTACATAAGAAGGAATTTAGAGGATTATAGAAAAGAATTTGAGAAATTATGAAACATTTAATATCACTAAAGACAAATCAAGGCATCGCCTCAGTTGAAGACTATCAGAATGGCCGTATTGACATAGGCGATGTAATCGGCGTCATCCTTCAAACGGAGGTGATAGGTGTGGTTATTTCTCTTGACCAGTGGAACGAAATCTGGTGCAGCGAGGAAAACTGCAAAGTATTTAATAAGACGTGTAGCGAAGCAGAAGCTTTGCAGACATTGAGCGGTTTGGAACTCACTCGCAATATCGTTAATCAGAACGAGGAAGATGGGGAAGAGATGACTGCTGCTATGCGTTGCTGGCAGTACAAAAAAGGCAGTATTCAGTGGTATCTTCCAAGCCTGTATGAGCTGGGTACAATCGTTGCTTATCGTGATGAATTGAACAAGGTACTAAAAATGCTTGGTGCAAACCTTTTACGTAAATCCTATTGTGCCTGGAGTAGTTCCGAGTCCGACCGTTGTAACACTTGGGTCGCCAGTTCATGTGCTGGTTACTTTTACTGCAAAGACAAGTTCGACAACATAATAACAAGGGCCGTTGCCGCATTTAGCCCCTTGCAACATGAAACCTCATTTTCTGCCGACACGAAAATGAGCCTGTGAAGTTCAAACAAAAAAGTATATCAACAAATAAAATAAACAACTATGGCAACTAATAAAGACACAGAGCAGTGCTGCACACTGCCAGAATTGAAAGAAACAGAAAAGGAAACTATTAACATTGCTGAGATTCTTCGCGATTACAAACCCAATGAAATAATACTATACACAACTATGTATGGAAATGCGTTCTTCAAAGGATTCACGCGCGATTGTAGTGGAATTATCCTCGAAAGCACGAGCACAGTCGATGTCGCGCTTGACGCAAACGGAAGAATGAAAGAAGTGCAGAGCAGCGGATGTAATGTATTTCCTTCGGCTGAAATGCGTGACTGGAACAAGTTCTTTAAACATGGTGATGTCGTTGTTAGCCAAAAGGACGGCGGTATGTTTGTCTTTGATTGCTGGGCAAAAGGCAATTATACAAAGATGAACATAATTGACTACTTCGACAAGCCAAGTTCGTTTGGCGGAAACGAGTTTAGACTAAAACGTTTGACTGTTAATACGAAAGATTATCAGAAAGCCGATGAAGAGCAGCGTAAATTGTTCTTTGAATCGATGGATAAATCGTACACCTTTACTGTTATTAAATGCGGAAGAATAACGATGGTCGAAAAAAAAGCTCCACAATTTAAGACTTACGATAAAGTGCTTGTTCGCAACAGAAAGCAAAGCTGGAAGATAGATTTATTCTCTCATTATGAGCAATTCGGCATCTATAATTTTAGAACCTTGGGTGGATATTACGAATATTGCATACCGTATGATGGTAATGAACATCTTGTCGGTAAAGAAGTAAAAGATGAGGAGGAATGAAATGATAAACATTAGAGAAATAAGAATTGGTGATATTATCACCAAAGAAAATAAGTACGAAGGTTATAAATACTCTATCGTTGAAGGAATTGACAACATCAGCGGTACGATTCGTCACAGAGAAGTTTATGAAGATGAAGGTAGTCAGATGGCTATTTCTTCATACGAAGATATGTCGCCGTATCCGCTATCAATAGGATTACTGAAAGCAAACGGATGGCAGATATCAAATGTGGAAAACGACCTTTTGGGAGATTTTGAGACTATTACTATCGAGCTTAGACCTTCTGCGGAATTTGACAACGCTTTCAGCCCGATATTGCTTCCTAGTTTTTCGAGAAATTTGAGAGAAGCGATGTTCATCATGTACGAAATCGACTCTGTGCATGAACTGCAAGCGCTGCTTGATATGTGGAAGGTAAGAGATATGTTTAAGGTAAGAGTAAAAATCAAACCATAACAATCAAACCATAACAATCATGGATATTACAGACCACAAGAATCTTTATAAATAATAACAGCATTTATGGAAATCAAGATTGAAAACGCAAAGGCTGCCTTGAAAACAGCCGATGAGAGCGTCAAAAAAGTTCTTCTCGCTCTCTTACCCGAATTGAAAGAAACAGAGGCACAGACAGTCGTAAATCGCCCGATTATAGAACGTGTGAAGACCTTTGAGGACGCTTGCCGTGAGTTAGGCGCAGACCACTCCTTTGTTCTCGCTTATCAGAACACAAATCTGCGTGACCCCGAGGTTGCAGAGGAAAACAGAGACATCCTCGCATACATGAAGCTTCGCATCATCGCCGCCGCCCTGAATGAGGGTTGGAAGCCTCAGTTCACAGAAGACGAGAAACGTTGGTATCCTTGGTTCACGCTATGGACGGAAGAAGAACTGTCAGAGAAGAGTGACGAGTGGAAAGCCGACCGACACCTCATATCAACAGGCGACTATTCAAGAGAATGGGCGGGCTTCGCTTTTTCGACCTCGGGTTCGGGTGCGGTCTTCGATTCTCGCCTTTGCTTTAAGAGCGAAGCTCTCGCCACGTATTGTGGCCAACAATTCATCAAGCTTTGGGCCGACTTCAACATGATTAAGAAATAATAAATCAAACCCTAACCATTATGGATATAACAGATTACAAAAACCTCTACAGAGCAGCGAGAAAGTTAGATGAAGCTGTTTACAAGAATAGCCCCAAATATCGTTCTGTAAAATATAAATCCAATTACTACGGATTCAACAATACAGAAGTCAATTCGAATTGTATGCACCCTTTCACCATTCAGCTAAAATCTTATCTTGAACTGAATCGTACTAATGAGCAGGGAGAACCAATCAAGGAAGAATGGTTGAGATTTAAAGATGATTCGCTGGTGGAAGAGTTTATGGTTAAAGCGATTAACTGCCACAAAGAGGAAATTTTAAAGACTACTTCTCTATTAATCAAGCACTATTTGGAAGAGAATATTGATTTGGTGAAGAAGGAGAGGGAGCGATTGTCTAATATCGAAATGTTTATTGAAAATGGTCTACAAAAAGACTGACAATAACTTTGATATATTGTATCTAATTATTATATTTGCGTATTAATTAGATATTTAGCAAATGATGTTGACAACCAACAAATACAGGAACAAGAAGATAAAGAATGCGTATGGTATTTTTGATTCGATAAGGGAGTACAGACGCTTTCTTTATCTCTCTGCGGCTCAAAAGAAAGGTATAATAAGTGAATTGACAAGACAAAAGAAATTTACTCTTATTCCCTCGCAAAGAGATGTGTATGGAAGGGTTGTTGAGCGTGAATGTTCTTATAGGGCAGATTTTTGTTATCGGAAAAACGGTAAGTTAATTGTTGAAGATGTGAAGAGTGAGATTACGCGAAAAAATCACGAATACATCATCAAACGAAAACTTATGCTATATATCATGAAAATTAAAATAAATGAGGTATGAACGAGGATTTTGACATAAAAGGCGATTTAAATTTCGGCGATGTTGGTTTTGATATTGGCGACATAGATTCCAGCTTGTTTGAAGTGGATTTTGACGGAGGCGACCAAATCGAAACGCGATATGTCAGGCCAACGCTTAAACCGATAAAAGAAAGCCAAATTCTCTATAGCAATGCTGAAAAACTGGCAAAGGAAATTGATGTTAGCAAGGGATTTCGCTATGATGCTTTTATTAGTGGTAATTTCATTTTTGGAGATTTTATTGAAGCATTTCTGACAAACAAGGATATAATAGCCAAGAAAATGGTTGTTTCTACCTTGTCATTAAGTCAAAATAATATTGACAGTTTTAAGAATCTTCAGGAATATGGATGGATTGAAGACTTATCTTTGATTGTTAGTGCATATTTCTACTCAAATGAAATACGTGTTTTGATTCCTTACATTTATAGCAATCTTGATATTGATAATAAATTCCAGCTTGCTGTTGCTGGCGTTCACACAAAGACTTGTCAGATTCTGACAGAAGATGGAAGAAAAATCGTCATTCATGGAAGTGCAAATCTGCGTTCCTCAGCTAACGTGGAACAAATTACAATTGAAGAAAATGAACAGCTTTATGACTTCTATGAAGAGTTTTACAGCAAAATTATTGATGAATACTCAACGATTAGAAAACCAATCAGAGGAAATAAATTGTGGAATGTTGTAAACAAATAGGCTTATGGCAAGTGGTAGCGAAAAGAAAAAGGACAAAACGAAGATAAAGAGTAATACTCCTGCCAAAGAAAGAGGTAAGCGTATGAAGAGGGCGAACCAAAAGACAAAAGACTTTATCGAAAAGCAAAACAAAAAGATGGGCGGTGAACTTCCATTTTAACATCCATGTAAATGAAAGCAGAAAAAGAAATCACATATAGAAAGGTGGCTGACTTACATCCGCTTCCTAATAATCCGAGAAAAATTAAGAAGGAAGAGATGGAGAGGTTGGTTGATTCCATTACCATAAATGGCTTTTGGGAACATAGACCATTGGCTCTTACTGAGAGAGAGGGCCGATTGATTGTTTTGTGTGGTAATCAGCGATTGAAGGCTGCGCGAAAATTGAAAATCAATGAACTTCCCACTATTTTATATCGTGATTTAAGTAAGGATGAAGAAAACGAATTAATATTGCGAGACAATAAAGAGAATGGAGAGTGGGATTTTGATGCCTTGAAGATAGATGATGCCTTCAAAGATGTAGATTTCGATTTCATTGGGATTGAATTTCCAAAGGAGAAAGTCAGTCAATTAAAAGAAGTGGAGGATATTTCAAACCAAGGAAATGAGGCCGAAGGCAGTGATGTTGCAATAGCGAAGAAGAAAAAGAAAACTTCTATCGCTCTATGTTTAAAGACGTACTCTACGAAAGTGATAATGATTTTGAAATACCAAACTTGCTGAAGGAAATGCAAGCAGGAAAATTGGAATTGCCATTATCGCCTTGGGGTGCAAACAGCAGACTGAGAAAGGACGTTGTCACATATCACTTCTATGTTGACGATTATAGGTTTGAAGCATTATTCAAAGACCCAATAAAATTGCTTACAAGCGGATGTAAGGCTGTCGTAGAGCCAAATTGCAGTTGTCACGACCAAACACCTATCGCGTGGGGAATACAACTAATCTATAAGAAAAGATGGCTGGCGAGATACTTACAAGAATGCGGTATAAAGGTCTATGCTGATTTAAATGTGTCGCATAAATTTATAGAATACAACAAGATGGGTATTCCAAAAGGCTACAACGCTTTCTTTACACGTGGTCTTGATGGCTGGATGGAAAGTTTGAAGTCTGATTTACAGGTAGCGCAGGAGATAAGCGGCTTGGAATGTCCGAATTTGATAGTTTACGGAGGAGGACAAGCCATCAAAGATTTTTGCAAAGAACATCATTTGTTGTATGTGACGGATTTTATTAATTCTAAAAAGATATAGATATGGGAAGGAATAGCGGAGGAAACAACACTGGTGCTGGCCCAGGCGATTTGGGCGAAGGCGATAGCGGTTATCGTGGTTCGATTACCAATGTACAATCTTTGGTTCACATGAAAGACAAGCAATTGTACAAGGAAACGAAGCAGGCGATTTCAAGATACCATGCTGTTATGGGCGTAAGAGAAAGAAACGTTAAACTTGCTGATATGGATAAAAGCGTTATGGGCGTTCAGGCAAGTGTAGGTGGGCAATCTGCGGCCGTTTATCTCAACAAGAAATATTACAACAAAAGCGCTGGAGAGTTTAAAGAAAACATTCAAAAGCAATACAAAAGCGGATGGCAGACGGAAACAAATAGGCCAACCGCCCACGTTACGACACACGAGCTTGCTCACTCCACATGGAATAGTTCGTTAACCGCAGCGAATGCGCAAGCCGCAGGAAAAGAAATCTCCAAATTGTACCGAAAATGGCGCGGAGATAAAACGAAGAAAGGATATGGTAGATATTCTATGACCAATGTTAATGAGTTTTGGGCAGAAACCGTCACAAAGGCGGTGCATGGACGCTCAGACAAATATACCACAGCAGTGAAGAGGATTGCAAGAAAATACAAATTATAATAATATGAAGAATATTGCACTATCAAACGGAGAGATTGAAGCGATAAAAAAATATCTCAATGGTGAAGTCGAAATCTGGACAGAAGACGAAGAAATCAAAGAGAATCTTACTTCTGTTATTGACAAGGCTAATGAAATGCTTGATGAATTGCCTGCCGAGTATGATTTTGGCGATGATATGATTAAATGGTTTTACGACCAATACAACAAACAAAACGCCTAAGCCAAAGACACTTTTCGCAAACAAACCAAACAGCACGAAAAATTAAAGTTTTCAGCACGAACGCACAAAAAAAATGGCAGCAAAAGACATAGAGAAATATCAGTTTAAAAAAGGACAGAGCGGAAATCCGAAGGGGAGACCACCAAACAGAGTTCCAAAACAACTTGAAAATATATTTGGCTCTAAGGTGAAGGCGAGGAAATTTTTTAACCTGTCAAATATAGAAATAGACGAATGGGAAAAGGCCGTTTTATCATTGGCAGCGCCTCAGTTAAGCAAATTGGCAAAATGGGAGGATGCTCCAATGTACCCGAGAAATTTAGCAATCGCAATCATATCGGATATAAAGAACGGAGTAACCAAAACTATTGACAAGCTAAGAGACAGACAATTCGGCGAAAGTAAGAAGCAAATTGACATAACGACAAATGGCTCAGATATTAACAAAGAGGCGTTTGTTTTGAATTTCGTTTCAAACCCTGATGACTTCAAAAAGATTCAAGAAGAAGTGAAATCGGAGAAGGAGCGAAAAGAAAAAGAGCAACAAGAGCAAGAGACTGGCTACGATGAGTAATAATGTTTATGTAACGAAGAACTATGCGAGAGTGAAGCTCGCAAAAGAGCAGGGATTTACAACTGTCTCTCTGCAAGGTTCTTCACGTTCAGCAAAAACTTATTCCATTGTTCAATATCTCTGCATTTATTGTTCATTGCATCCAAGAACAACCGTTTCAATTGTTCGCGCTGGCCTTCCGTCATTAAAACGTTCTGTCTACAGAGATTTCAAAGAAATAATGCTATCGTTGAACATTTGGAACGACAAACAGATGAACAAGTCGGATTTGGTTTACACGTTTCCAAATGGTTCAACGATAGAATTTTTTTCAACAGATAACGAGCAAAAGATTAGAGGTTCAAAGAGAATGATTCTTTTCGTCAATGAAGCAAATGAATTAGATTTCTTGCAATGGCAGCAGCTTCAAATGAGAACCACTGATTTTTCAATTATTGACTACAATCCCTCATTTACAGATGACCATTGGATTTGTGAAATTAACCAAGAGCCATCAACCTATTGGTTTATTTCAACGTATAAAGATAATCCATTCTTGGAGGAAAAGGTTATCCAAGAGATAGAGAGTTTAAAAAACAAGAATCCTTCACTCTGGAGAATCTATGGATTAGGCTTGCAAGCGATAGTTGAGGGCTTGATTTTTGAAAACGTAAAAGAACTAAAGCATGATTACATACCGTTTGAAAAAAGAAAGCATCATTATCGGGGAATGGACTTCGGATATACCAACGACCCAACGGCGATTATAGACGTATACATTTGTGGCGATGAGCTATGGTTGGATGAGATTTGCTATAAGACAAAGATGCTGTCGTCAGACATAATCAAGGAAATCAAGAATGCCAATAATCGCGACAAGTCGAATGTTGAAATAATATCTGAAAGCGCAGACCCGAGACTTATAGACGAACTAAATAACGCTGGGCTTGATGTAAAACCTGTAAGAAAATATGCTGGTTCAATTATTGCCGGTATAAACAAGATGCAAACCATGAAGATTTTTGTCACAAACCGCAGCGTTAATCTAAAGAAGGAGTTCAAGAATTATACATACAGGCAGAATAAAGATGGGAAATGGCTTAATGAGCCAATAGATTCATTCAACCACGGTATAGATGCCGTCCGTTATGTTGTTCTTGAAAAGCTGTTAGGAAAGGACGAAAATTCATTTAATGCCCAAGACTTTTTAAATATCATATAAAGATGAAGACCATACAAGAAATTTTGTCAGTCGGAGACCCTTACCAGATTTATTCTCTGCTGACAGCGAGAAAGAAACCACTTAAAAAACCGCTGGAGGTTACAGAAAAAGAGTATGACCCTAATTGTCATTTGATTTTTGACACGCAATACCGAAAGGATAAAATTGTTAAAACTCCGACAGATAAAAAAGACGAAAACGGAAATATCGTCTATAAGACAGAAGTGAGACACCGTTGCCGTGTTGCAGTTCCTTGTCAAAGAGTGATAATTGAAAGAAGTGTGGGCTTTCTTTTCACGATTCCCGTAACATACAGCATTAAGGGTGAAGCCGATGAAATGCAAGCAAAATTATTTGACGAGGTATTGAATATCCTTGAAGATAACAAAGAAGAGTATTTCAACAAGAAATTGTCGAGGTGCTTGTTTCGTGCTTGTGAATGCGCTGAGCTTTGGTATATTGCCACAAACGAAGACAACGAAAAGGAAATGCGCGTGAAATTGCTTTCTCCGTTGTATGGTGATAAATTGTACCCTCACTATGACAACTATGACAAGATGGACGGATTTGCACGTGAATATGTCCTTAAAGATGAAACAGGAGCGCAGACGCATTGCTTTGACGTTTACACATCATCCACGCTTTACAAATTTGCGAGCGATGAAAGCGAAGCAGGATTAACATTGCGCAGCGCAAAGCCTCACGGATTTACAAAAATTCCTCTTGTCTATTATAGGCAGGAAGAAACAGAATGGGAAGTAGTTCAAAAAACCATTGAACGATTAGAGAATAGTATTTCGGATTGGGGCGACACAAACGACTATTTTGGCTCACCGACATATTTCTTCAAAGGACGAATGAAGGGATTTGCCGACAAGGGAGAAGTCGGAAGAGTTTACCAAGGAGACAGTGAAACAGATATGAAGGTTGTTTCTTGGGATAGCGCACCAGAGAGCAGGAGAATGGAAATAGCAAATTTGATAAACATCATTTTCAGCTATACGCAGACACCCGACATCTCCTTTGAGAACATGAAAACCCTTGGCAACAACACCAGTGGCGCAGCAATCAGACTGATGTTTACCGACCCTCATTTAAAGGCTGGGCAGAAAATTGAAACCTTCGGTGAGATGTTTACAAGGCGCTTCAACATCATTAAAAACGGATATTCAACGAGTATAAAAGCGATGCCAAAGAATGACGTTGACAGGTTAAGGGTGAAGCCGAGATTTACGCCGTATATTCCAAAGAATGATGCTGAGACATTGCAATTAATAAACAGCTCTACAGGTGGAAAGGCAACGATGTCGCAGGAGGAAGGTATAAGACAAAATCCGCTTGTTTCAAATCCAGAAGAAATCTTGAAGCAAATCAAGCAAGAAAATATAGAAGAAAACAAACAAAATACATTTGGCAGTTATGAATAACAACGAAGGAAAAAGCACAGCAGGAGCAATAACAGAGAGACCAATTTTTGTTTTTATCGGTATGATTCCATTTTTGGTTAGACCAATGACTTTGGCGCAAATATGGCAAATCGGTGAAAAGATTGGTGATATTGAAGAAATAAATATTGAAGGAGAATTTAATCCATATCAGAAAGTTTTCTCAATGTTCAAGGATGTAAAAAACGCAAACGAAATCACACCAATTATAGTTTTCCGTTCCAGACTGATGAGAAAGATATTTGGAAGATTCATCCGCAAACGCATGACAATGAAGAAATACAATGAGCTGTTGCAATATGCTTCACTCTCGTTTGATGCAAGTTTTTTTTTGCAAAGTATAACTTTCCTAAAAGGGTGCAGTCAGACGACAACGAATACGAAAGAAGCGATAGCCCGTGGGGATTGATTGGCGGTGTAATGAAGTACTTTAGGATGTCGTACAATGAAGTTGTTTTCAAGCGAAGTTACATCAACATTCTTTTACTCAATAGAGCGATTCCAGGCATAAAACCATTTGATGAAGATGAAGGCGAAAGTCATTGCAAGAGCCAACCTACAAGCAAAGGAGGAAAGAAAGTTTTGCAGACAGCCAACCAAATCAAGGACAATTGCAATAATTTTTTCATGAACTTAATGAACTAAAACGATGGCAGAAAATAATGACGTGCTTAGTGTATCCGCGGTAATAAACGGAAAAGACATAGAAACAGGAGCAAATGAATTTGTCGCCAAAATTCGTGAAATGCAATCTGCATCCGAAAAGGCAACAAACGAAATGGCCGATGGCTTTCAATTTGTGAAGAAAGTCGTTGAAGAACTTGCTGCCGTTATTGATGCAAGCCGCCAAAAGTTGAGTGCTCTTTCCTCATCTATTGGTGTCGGGAATACCAGTGGGCAATTTAACGAATTGCAAGAGCAAGTTAATTCACTCCTCAGCAAGAACACAGAACTAAAGGCGAAGCTGGAGGAGGTTACAAGAGGGCTTAACACCCAAGGCGAGGCCGCACAACAAACGAAAACAGAACTTGATAATCTTGGAAATGCCACAAACAAGGCAGGGTCATCTTCCGCTTTTAAGGAAGCACAGGAAGATGTCAAGGCTTATGAATCAATTCTGAAACGACTGAATACTCAATTAGAATCGCTCTATGAAAAAGAGGAACGTCTCAAAAAGGCGCGTTCAAGAATTGAAGATACTAAGCCATCAACCGCAGCAGGTCAGCAGTCAAAAGAAAGAAGGCTGGAGTACAATTCGGAAGACCTTGTTGAAACGAGGGATAAAATAAAAAACATAAGTAATGCGATTGCAGAAACAAGTGCAAATTTGGAGCAAAGCAAACAACGGATGGCTCAGTTTGCAAACGAAGCAGGCAACGCATCAACCAAGACGACCGCTCTACGTACACAATTGCGCAACGCAAGGCAGGCCGTTGCAGAACTTCTTTTGTCGGGAAAACAAAACACGGCTGAATTTGGAAGAGCTGTCAACGAAGCCAACAAATTGCAAGCAGCCTTCAATAAGGTTAGTTTTGCTGTGTCTGGGAAAAGCCTTGCATCAAATTCCTTTGGTATGCTTGCCACTGGCATTCAAGGCGTGACAGGAGCGATGACAACGTACATGGGCGTTGCAGGCTTATTCACCAAAGACCAAAAAAAACTCATGGAGATACAAACTAAGCTACAAGCAGTAATGAGTATTTCTATGGGTGTTCAGCAAACGTTAGGTGCTGCCGTCAAGATTTCAACGATGTTTGACGCGCTAAAGGCATCCGCTTTAGCTGCCGTTAATGCAGAACTGGCCAAGAATACCGCCGCGACTGCCGCGCAAACTGCGACTCAATCAGTTGAGACGGCTGCAACCGTTGCTCAGACTGGCGCAACATGGGGATTCGTTACCGCATTAAAGGCTGTCAAACTTGCCATCAAGTCAATTCCTGTAATCGGTTGGGTGTTGGCCGCAATTAGCGCTGTCGTTGCTGCAGCTACATATATTTACAATAAGATGACCGAATTAACAGATGAAGAAAAGACGATGAAAAAGGTGGCAGAGGATAACGCGAGGGCGCAAGAAGCTCTACGTAATGAATATGCCAATAGCGATAAGGAGATTGCAAAAAACATCGTGACCTTTGAAACATTGAAGAATAAATACGAGAAAGTCAAAGGAAAATCCAAGGAATTAGATAAGTTCCTAAAAGATAACAAAAGCCAATTTGACGGATTAGGCGTATCAATCAAAAATGCTGCCGATGCAGAAAACCTCTTCAATAAAGGTTCTGATAAGTTTATTGAATCTATGAAGCTAAGAATTAAGGCAACGGCATTGTTTAACATTGCTGTGCAATCGCTTCAAGAGGCACTTATTCATGACCGAAATAGCAAAGGCTGGGAACATCGTTTGTATCATTATCAAGATTATAAAGACCCCACAACGGGAAAGAAGACGGATTGGAAAAAATCAGATAAAGAGGTAGCCAAAGAAGCACGCAACGCGATGAACGGAGAGGCCGCGTTGAGAGATGCCGCTATGAGGAGATATAATGGCTTCATGCAGGATTATCAAAAACTGATTGAAGATGCCGATAAGTTATTCAACGAGGGAAATTTCAAAAAAAACGGTAAAGAGAAAAAAAATACTGGGAAATCCGCTGCTGAAAGACTTGCTGAAATTCGTCAGAAAATCAGCGAATATCTTGAAGAAATAGAAAACAAGCACAACGATAGACTAAAAGAAATCTACAATCTAAGAAATAAAATTATCACAAATGAAGGAGAAAAAGAGCTTGACAGCATTATACGTCAGCGAGACCAGCAAATGGCAGAAAACGACAAATGGTTACAAGATATTGCTAAAAAAACAAGAAAGCTATGGATGTTCAAACATATAAATGCGAGCAAATCAAACAATGAATCCACATGGGAAAAGACAGACATGGGGAAGTGGAATCTTAAACAATGGGAAGAATATGTTTTGAAAACTCAGCCAAAAATAAAATTTGATTATGAAGCTATGGCAAAAGTAATATCCGAAAATGCTGCCAAAAGTACAGAGGATGCTGTAAATAAGATTCTTGATAAGTACTACAAAACGCAAAGAGATAGGGCGAACAAAATCAAGGAATTAAAAAACGATATAGAGTTTTTGGAAAAGCAATTAAAGACAGCGGAAGGCGAACGTAAGATAGAAATCCAAAAATCCTTGGATGATGCCAAACGGCAGGTCTCAGACACAGAGAGCTACAGGCAGGAATGGAATGATTATCTATCCTCCTATGGCACATTCTTGGAAAAGCGGAAGGCACTGGAAGATAAGTTTGCGATGGAATCTTCTGGCCTTGACCAAAGCTCCCCTATCTACAAGAAAAGCAAAAAAGAATACGAAAAATCGTTGCAGGAGCTGACTTTCGACCAGATGAAGAAAAATCTTGACTGGGAGGCCGTCTTTGGAGACCTTTCAAAGATGACAAAAACAATGCTGGATGATTTGGAGACTAAATTGCAATCCATCATTAAGAACGGAAAAAATCTTAGCGTTGAAAGCATTAAGGAGATAACGGAGAAATTAAAAGAAGTTCAGTCGGCAAGGTCGCAATATGATACCTTTGGGACATCATTAAGAAAACTTTCTGATGCAAGGGCCACCAAATATGCAAGGCAAGCAACGTTAGAAGGCTTCACCGTTAACGGAAAGAATATCTATAAGGCTTACCAAGAGGCAGTTGCCAAAGGTGATGTCAAGCAACAGGAGGAATTAAAAGAGCAAAAAAACTCTTACAACAAATCCTTCGGTGATGCTTTAAAAGAAGCAACTGAATCAACTAAGGAATACATTAAGGCACAATATGCGGCAGCAGAGGCGCAGGCTCGTGTTTCTGCAACCATCAGTGGTGTTGCTAAAGCATTCAAGAGCGTTAAAAATATGCTTGGTGCATTCGGTGTGAAATATTCAGATTCATTCAATGAAGGATTTGAAGAATTTACAAAGGGCTTGTCAGAATTTGCCGAATCATTCAAAGATATTGATATTACAAATTTGGGTGATATTCTCAGCCTCACGAATCCAATCAATGATGTTGCATTGGCCGTCAGTGCTGTTGCTGGCACAATCACTGGAGTTGTACATACATTTGAAGGCATCGGAAAGATGCTTGGCTTTGGCGCGGATTATTCAAGCTATAATAAATTAAAGGCAGAATACCAAAAAATATCATCCATTTGGGATGAGCTGATTAGCAAGAAGACAGAGTACATTAATTTGTCGTATGGGATGGAAGCGAAAAACGCCTATGACGATGTTATGTCAATAGTTAAGGCTGACGAGCAGGCTTTGCGCAATCTTATTAAGGTGCGCGGAGAGAGCGGCGCAAGTGCAGGAAGCCACTCTATCAATTACAGGCAAAACTCTTGGATGACGCAAGATAATTGGACGAATGTATCAAGGGCCGTTGGCAAAACGATTAGTTCAGTTCAAGATTTGCAGAGCCTTACTGCCGAAGAGCTGGAAAAGGTAAAGATGTCAGATGCAGATTTTTGGTCAAAATTAGATGCTGAGACACGCGACTATTACAACAAGATTATCAGTCTTGGAGATACCGCAGAAGACACTCTTGACAAATTGCAACAGCAATTAACCGCCACCTCATTTGATAGTGTTTACAATGACTTCACCAAGCTAATTTCCAACATGGATAGCAGTACAAGAGATTTTGCTGATAACTTCACCAGCTATCTCAAAAATGCAGTAATTCAAACCAAATTTGGCGAAAAATACAAAGATATGCTTGAAGAATGGTACGATGAATTTGCCAAATCCAATGAAGACGGAAACATCTCTGTAGGTGAGTTGAATAAATTGCAAGAAAGCTATATGCAGATTGTTGAGAAAGCTCGCAATGAAGCGAAGAATCTTCAAGACATCTATGGGTGGAGCAAGAGTGGTTCTTCGAGTGGAAGCCAAACCACATCCTTCACAGCTATGTCCGCAGACAAAGGCGATGAATTGAACGGTAGGTTTGCAGCAATTCAAATTTCAAATCAAAACATCTTGGATAATCTAAAGACGCATTTTGCGCAAGCAGAGACATCCACCGCAGAGATTCTTGAAATACAACGAACCTCAGCAAGTCATTTGGCAACGATAGCCAAAAACACGAACGAGTTATACCAAATGAACGAACGACTAAACCAAATCGAAAGAAATACAAGGAGGCTTTAAAGATGGCAGCAAAGATTAATGGAGAAGATATTTTTAAGACTTATGGCGCAAAGTTGGTGAAAGGCGGATATAAGGAGTTGATGTCATTGCCAAAAACAAAGGCCGTGATAGAAAATAAATCACGGTTGAAAGATGGCGTTGATGTTACCGTATTGACGTTTGGGAGCAGAAGACGCGTGGAAGAAAGAGAAGTCAATTTATCATTTATATTTAGAGGCTTATCTTATGAAAAGACTGTATCTAATTATAGACAATTTAATACATTAATATCAAGAGATTTGTTTAAATTTGCAATTGATGAACTTGGCAAAACTTTTCGTCTTCTGTTCGTAGAGCAAACATCGCTGGAGTTTTATCCAAGTAATAATTTTATTATAGCTGGGTATAAGTTTAAAGAGCCAAATCCAAGCAACCAAGAAAATGAATAAGATGTTGGAAAACGTGACGATATACAGGAAAGGGGTAAGCGGCGAAGAAGTCGTTTACCCCAATTTGCCTATATATGAAGGAGGAGTAAGGCGCTGGCAGTTACAAGGAGACGATTATATTACACTCAGAATTAAGTTACCCAACGCGATACCATTTCAGATAGGCGATTATTTCACAGACGAGCAAGGGCAATGGGGTGAGCCACAAAGGTACTACATCACCTCTCCTGTCTTTCCTTCATATTCAGGCAATAACGGAGCATGGGAATATGAACTAAAATTTGAAGCCGAGTATAAATTGTGGGGGAACAAAGTCCTGCGGTTTATTGCTTCACACGCTGAGGGCGAGTTTTCCTTGACTGATACAATTGACCATCATTTAGATTTGGTGCTGGCGACATTGAAGCACCTTGGCTTGAATATCTGTAATGGCAACGGAAAAGAATATGAATACATCATACATTATGATGGCAGCAGCCTTTTCCCGAGAAGCGGAGCAGTAGAGAAATCCGTTAAACTCATTCAGTATTCAAACACTAATATTCTGCAAGCCCTTGACAAAATTGCTGAGGAATGGGAATGCGAGTGGTGGATGGAAGGAAATATTATCCACCTTGGGTATTGTGAGAAAGATGAAGAATCTTTTATTGACGCTTCATTAGATGACAATGTTGTAAGTTGGAGTGTTGACCAAAGCAAAGGCAGCTATATTACAAGAGTTTTTCCATTTGGCTCAACGAAGAACATACCAGAAAATTACAGAAAAAAGTTAGACTTCAAGATTACAGATGTCGCTATTTATGACGATAATAATAGCGGAAATCCATACATCGCTATAAAAGATTCTTCACATAAATTATCCGAGAGCTATTTTTCATCTGCCCTTATAGACGCTGGCGCTGATAGTTACTCGTTTGAGATTTCGAGCAAAGTAGATAATACATCAACCGAATCATCGCCAAAAAGATTCTCTAAGCTCCTTGAAACAAGAAACCTTGAAGCATACAAGAAGATTGATGTTAGCTCATGGCAGGTGACAATAAAGGCGAAAGATACTCAAACAGGGCAACAACAATCAATAGGCAGCAATGTCCTCCATTACAAATTGTATGTTGTTACAGGAATAACGACAAGCGGCTCAAAAGACGAGATAACCTACATCATCAAGCAAGGCAGTGTTCCAGATAACGGAGTTCTGACGTTTAACGAAACGACAGATTATCAACTGCAAGGTTCACGTGTTGCACAATTACGTTTTGAAGTGTATGGAGGCATCAACAATCATGAGTACTATGTTTTATCGCAAGGGTTGGTCAAAACCGCCTACAAAGCACCTGTTTCAGACTGGACGAGCAAGCAACATCCAAGGGTGACAATTGATGCAACAACAAATGATGTTTACATTAATCCTTCAATAGGTGGAAGTGCTGTTGATGATAAGCAAATCTTCAAAATGTCAGAAGGCTGGTTTGTCATAAGGCCAAAGAGAAAAGCAGATGGAACAGCAAGATACGGTTCGACTGAGGCAGAGGTCAAAGCAAATTTGCTTAACAGAGCGTTTGTGTTGATAGGCTTGCTTGAATACAAACTGCCTATTGCGTGGTTTTTGAATGAATACGAGGAGAATACGCCGACAACAGCAGATGGCATGGAAATGCTCAACAATATTACTGACAAACGTTTAATGTTGCCAAATGGACTGAATTGCGTTGAAGTGAGCGGCCTCAATGAGTTGCAGCACATTGAAGAAATAAAAATCTTTGATGACATTTTCCCAAACGAAGAACTTCATATCTCAGCCATCGAGACGAGAGATAGATACGATATAGAAGAACATTCAGACGGAGAGAAAACAGAAAAGCACTGGAAGCAATTTCGCGTTCAACTGAGCGATAAACAAGGGCGTGTTTTTTACTTCTGTGATGACTACTTGGCCAAGGATGGCTCAACTCTGACTATTTCGTTTTTGACGGACAACGAAGACACAAGCAGCACCAGCAAGCTGGCAGGAATGGATTTTGAAGTAAGATTTAACCCAGATGGTTATTCCATGAATGACAGCAAGAGCCAATGGTTTGAAATCGTAAGAAATACGACATACGGCAGTGATTTTCCAAATGAAACGCTATGCCCAAAGGTAGGAGATTCAGTCTTGCTTTATGGAATTGACCTAAGAGCTATGGCAGCAACAGGCGTTGTCGAGACGGCAGAAAAGAAGCTAAAAGCCAAAGCGGAGGAATACCTAAAGAAAGCAAGAATTGACGACAGGACTTACACTATAAGTTTTGCTTCAAATTTCGCTTTTGAGAATATTGCCAACTTAATGAAGAAGGGAAAAAGGGTAAGTATAAAAGACCCAGCCATTACAGGCTCTGAAATGACAAATTGCACGTTGATTGATGCAGATGGAAATACATTAACAGACAAAGAAGGCAAGTTACTTGTCTCGTTGGATTTTACCGAGGTTTCAAAAAGTGCAAGAGAGAGCAGAATTATAGGTTTTGAGCTAAAAAGTGATATTCCATACGACACGCCGCAGATAATGTGCGGAGTAAGCGGAATTTATTCGCGATTGGCAGATATAGAACATAAACTAAGAAAGGAGACAAAAAATGGCAGAAGCTAAAATAAACTACACCGCAGAAGACATAAACAAGCTCTTAGCGGATATCCAAAACAAAGCAACGCAATCAGCACTCACGGAGGCTCAAAAACTCCTGCACGAGCAAATTAGAGGCATAGGCGCTGATTCTGATGCCTACTATGACCCATTTATCAAGATTGCAGACTACAATAGCGAGAGCGAGGCCGTTGCTGGTTTAAATGCTCTTGATTACACCAACACGAAATACTTAGGGCATTTTAAGTTGACCGTCAACGGACGATTGATAACAGGAACAAACTACCCTATGTGGATGGCGAAAGGCGTTGTCTTACAGGTTATCCGAGGAGGCATAATCAAAGCATCAACGGCAGCAGGGTTTGCCAATTCATCAACAATTTATTCTGAGGCATACAGGTCAAGGAAAGAAAATGGCATTTGGTCTTCATGGACTTTTATGCAGATGCCGCAAAAGGCAGTTCTTAATCTTGGCTCTGACTACGAGACGCTTAAAACAACGCCAGAATCGAGCGAACTCAGAGATGTTGATAATTACCTTAACAGATTACGTTTAATTCTCAAAACGCTTGTTGATAAGTTAGACGCAGCAGGCATAATTTCAAAGTGATATGAAAGATTTGTTGCAGCCATCTTTAGGCACAGATTTAAAAATGAACATTCATATTGATGCCTGCGGAGGGTACTCTATGGATGACTATGATTTCAAGGTTGATTTTTTCGTGTATTCCAATCGCTCCTTGACTATTAAGAAGAAAGAAATGATACGCATTGATTCAGGCAATTATGTTGCCTCATTCAATAGCTATGAACTTGGCGTTGGCCCGTTGCAATGCCGTATCACCGCGGAGATTCCAGATGAAGACTGTGATGACGGATTCAGAAAAGAGATTGTTACATTAACGACAGATGTAGTTATATGCAAATAAATTATGGCTTGTATAAATGTTAAGGTAAGACGCGCGACAGACCCACCTTTGGTGGAGGTTGTGAGGCTGGACGGCTTAAATTGCGTTTCAATCAGACCAATTTGCAAGATTCCTACAGAAAAGCCACAAAGACCGCCAAAAGGTTATCTGTACCTCAGAACGTCAGAAAAGAAAATCATAAGAACAAACGACAAAAAACCAATACTTATAAAAGCTATGGCAGGAAACGATTCACAATATTACGATTTACCTTGGACGGGCGAGCAAGTAAAAGAAATGCTGTCTGGATTAATCGTTGATGAAAATAAGGAGCAAGACAGCAAAGAGTAATGAGCCAGGAGGAGAATATCACCAAGTTATTATTGAAGGCAGACGATAAGTTAAGAAGGCAATATGAAACGCTGGTTCGTGAACTTATCGCCGCAACTGGGGAAGCGCCAAAAAACGTTTCCTCTGATGAGTTATTCTCTATTGCGAAGCATTGTTCAAGAGCAGCCAAAGAAAAGATTGACAGATTGCTAAATGAGTATTGCGCTCAGATGACCGCCACAATTCAAGCAGGAATCACGCAGGCTATTTTGTTATCATCAAACACTTCACAGATGGCATTTAGTGGAATGACACGTTTTGATGAAGATGATGTGAAATCTTGGCGTAAAACGACAGCCGAAGCCTTCCGTGAGCAGCGGTTACATAATATGGGTGGGCTTGACCTATCCACAAGCGTTTGGAATTATACTCAGCAAACCAGGGCAGAGTTTGAGTTGGCGATGTCGCAGTCTATCGAGGATGCTCTAAAGAACGGCAATTCTGCTGAGCAGTTAGGCCGTGCTGTGCGTGAGAAATTGAATAATCCAGATATGATGTACCGCCGTTATCATCTTAAAAAGTTGATGAGCGATGGCACGAAGAGAGATGTCGTTGAATGGCGCAGGAGGGTAATAGGTCAAGATGGGAAGGTAAGGTTTGTCAAGGAGGATTTGGAAAAGGTGGGTCGCGGCGTATATCGCTCAGCACGCCAAAATGGTTTGCGCCTTGCGATGACAGAAATAAACATGGCTTACAATTACGCGAATTGTAAGCGTTGGAGCGAAGAGCCATTTGTTCTTGGCATCCGTATTCGTTTATCGAAGAACCATCCGCTGACAGATATATGTGACGAGCTTCAAGGCGATTACCCTTCTGATTTTGTTTTCACTGGATGGCATCCGCGCTGCCGTTGTTCTATGTCTTCCATATTGATGGATAGAAATAGTGAAGAGTGGAAAAAGCTACGCGCGATGTCGGATGCTGAATACAACAGGTATGTTTCACCAAACCGCGTGAAAGATTATCCGAAAGTATTCAAGAAATGGTGCAAGTCTAACAAAGAAAAACTTTTTGATGCAGCCAAACGTAATAAGCTGCCTTATTTTGTTCGTGAAAACAGGGCGCAAGTTGAAAGGTTTTCGGGCATGCGGCTTGGTGACAATTATGCTCAACAAATAGATTATAGCCTTTCAAGCAATCTGGTTAAGATTGATGCCAGCGTGCTGCCCAAAGGAATGATGACAAACGAGCAAGTTAAAAAAGTCTTGTATTCGTTCATCGACAATAATAGTACTTTCTTTCCAAAGCCGATAAGGGACATTGTCTTTAGCTGTGATAAGGTGGCTGGAACTGAGAGATTGCGCAATGGCTTTAAATTCTATTTCTCAAATAAGGAAATAAACGGTTTTAATATGATGAAGGAGTTGAAGGGAGCATTTCACTCTATTGCGAATAACAAAGAAATGACTTTAATGCAGGAAACAGCAATGGAGACCGTTTGGCATGAATTTTTGCATTGTCATTCAAAGGCATGGGAAAATGGTAGGGTTAGTAGTGCTGTTCCGTTGATGGAGACATTAAATGAATTTTATGCACGACAGACCTACCCTCAGTTTGTTGCAAAATTTGGGGGAAGGGCTACGCATCATAAGGAGATAAGAAAAAATGGAATTGGCTATTACAGCAATTCCGTCAATTTCCAAACTTTGCTCAAACATTTTGGCATTGGCCAAGGCGTTGCAGCAAAGAAGATAGGCAAGATGTTAGATGATACTTACTATGATGATTTCTTCAATGTTTCATTTGAGCGGATATTCAAATACAAGCTTACTAAAGAAGTATATGAAGGCATTATAGAACTGATAGGAACAGAACCAGATTACTTCAACATGAAACTTAAACTAATCTAACGGTGAAATTATGGTTAAAAACTCATATTTCATGCGGACAGGCAATTTGTTTACATATTCCATCATTTTCTTTTCATCATTTCTTAAAAGATAAAGCTTCGCCAATAAATGATTTGACGAATTTTCGTCTAAACCATAGAGAAAATCTTCATCAGAAAACCAACCTATAATTTTGTGGCGTTCTTCCTCCGTCATATTGTGGTCAAGAATCGTTTCCATAACATACATATTTAATTGTTGTCCTTAATGATTTAATCGCAAATGTAGTAAATTATGCTGTAGTCTCCACTATTTCCTGTTGAATTTTTAAGAGAAATGCGACACGCCAGCCAATACGCCAGCGTGCCGCATTCTCTTTGCTTAGCCGACTAACGTCTTCTGCTTAACTTGCTCCCATTGAAGCGAGCCAAGCGATTCAATCAACTTGCCGAAATGGAAATCAAAATTGAAATTATCCATCATGTGTTCAACCTCTTCTTCTGGGTAAGTCTTACTGAGAATCTGATAAACGTTTTCTCTTACGAGAGCCATTTGGTTAAGACACTGGGCGAAATCGTTTGTGTTGAAATCGATAACTCCGTTCATAATCTCGTTTGCTTTCTTGTTGTTAAATTCAGCCATTGTTGTGAAATTTTATGTGGTTTAATTAATAAGATGGATTTGTTTATTTTGGATTTTAGAAAGGGCGCGATTCTTCATCCTCAAATAAAGTCTTGTCGCCATTTTCTATGCGGAAGAGATTATTGATAAAGTTGAATCCAAGATGATTCCATGTGACATACGCCTTGATGTCTTCGCCAAAAACGTGATACGTCCTTTTGCAGTACATCACCGCTGGAAGGCTTGTTAGTTTTTCGGTTGGATACCAAGAGCCATCAATGTTGACGATATATCCGTTGTTTGACAACATATTGTTCAAATACTGAGCCGTTGTCTTCAATTTCTTTGCTATCGTTGTAATATTGAAGAAAGGGCCGTTGTTCGGTGCATCATCGCGGTATTGGCTATTTGCCTCATGCTGCCTTGTATTAGTATTTGCCTGTAATGCTTGGCGCAGCAGAGCGTTATTCTCTTTTAGAGCCTCTATTAATTCTCTGGAGTGGTCATCATCGGAATGTGTGTTTGCTTCATATTTACCTGTGAGCCTAATTCGTTTAAGGATTTCTTTCACTCCTTTCTTGAACTCCTTAGCTTTTGGCAGGCGCGATTGCATCAAGACTTCGTAAACGCCAAATTCGGTAAGGAAAAGGTAGTTGTTTGATTTGCAACTATCTGATTCTGAGGAGATATAAGCATTAGTTATATCCGAATTTTGCAAACTTAACTTTGCATAAATAATAATTTTATCTTCCTTATCTATTTTAGACAACATCATTGATGGATTTGAATGACCAAGCCAATTTGCTACATCTTTAGCCAAGAACAAAGGCTTTTCCCTTGTGCCATAAACATTGACTTGTTGATTGCAAATAACCTCGCTGTCAATCACTGTGATTTTTTGATTTTCAACCATAATTAATTTAATATTTAGCATTTTAGGCAATAAAAATAGCGGTATTGCCTTTCCCGCTGCTAAAACTACTGGTTGAATGGTAGATTCGGAATGCCATTATAGCAATTCCACGGGGGTACAATACCGCCTTATATATATCCTCTATGAGGACAGAAAGGGGCTATGGTAACTCTTTAATGTAATTAAAGATTCCATTCAACAAATAAAGTTTTAGCACCACAAAGATACCACTTTTATCTCTAACCACAAACATAATTGCGATTTATTTTATTCCAATTTTATGATTTTGTATTCCTGCCTATATATTTTCAGTTTCTTCCTGTAGTCCTCTACTTCAGAAAGGATGTAATTGCGCTTTATCCTATCTGCCTCATTTAGAAGATATGCAATATTATTGCCGTTGGCCATGAACTCTTCATTATCTTTTCTGACGAGTACATATCTGCATTTGCCTGCCATATTGGAATACCTCGCTCCATAGTCGCGTAATTCAAGAAGTTTTGAGGCTTGCTTTCTTAATATCTTCAATAGTCTTACTTTCATTGCTCAACGAATTTTCGCATAACATTCAGCTCTGACATACTGAGGCTATAGATTTCGGATTTTGCAGTTCGTAGCGTTCCGCAGATGCTATATCCTCCGTCTTCCGTTTCGACAATAACCTTTTCTTCTGCCGTATATTGCACGTTATTAAGCAATTCAGCTACAATGTGACGCAGCACTTTTATTTCTTTATCATTCATTGTTTCTCTTTGTTTTATTATCATCACCAAACTTCTAATGGTTGAGGATCTTCTCCTCTATCTATGATAACATCCATTGCTTGTATAGCTAATTCAAAATCCTCGTAATAGCCGAAAACCCATTGCTCGCCATCGTGTCCGTCTGGATTATTGATATACACCATATATTTGTCTTTCTCCTTCTCAACACAGATAAATTCATGTCGGTTAATATACACGGTTCCCGAAAACATATTTTGTTCACTGTCTTCAACTTCGTGCGTAGTCACACCCAGCTTGAAATAGAAGAATCTTTTAAAAATCAAGCATTTTGTCGTAAAGTTGGAAAGACTATTCTTCATATTATTATTTAATTTTAGTCGGTTTTGTTGAATCTATTGTTTGCTTCCAATACGCAATCCATTTCCTCATTGTTGCTATATCGGAATTTCCTATATTGTAAACTGTTGAAGTATATAATTGGCCAAAAGCGCTACATTGCTCGATATGGCTATTTGCAACCACAGCCGAAACAATGTTCAGCATTGTTTGTATTTCTTCTATTGTGTATTCCATAATTGAAATTCCTGTTATGCTATTTATGGTCAAAATCATGATACTTTATAACAGAGACAGACTTTAAACGACCCTGTGCATCTTTGTGAGCAACAAGTTCATACCAAGCCTTTGCCTGTATATCATTCACAGCAATAATTCTACCATTCTTTACAGAGAACCAGCGACTTTCCGACATGAACAACTTATTGGCTCGTATTTCAAAATCTGTTCGCTTGGCATTATATGTGTCATAATTCTCAGTATGAGAAGCGTATCGCCCAAGCACTCTTTCTGCAAAGTTGATAACTTTAGAACGGGTTACGCCATTAGGTATAATCTCATTTCCACTATCATAGACAAACTCATTATAGGAGTTGCCAACCTGCTTTAAACTTTCCATTATGCTATTTCCAAATAATTCAATCCAAATGTTTCAGAGCATTCAACGAATTTGCCGAATCGGTCTTTATTCGTTGCAATAGACTTAAACCATTGCTTCACTTGATATGAGCCACATTTGAGCATATCTGCCAATTTCCAAGTGGTTTGGTCAAATGCCATTCGCAAGTCGTTCTCTTTCTGTGCTTTTGCGCCAAAATACACCAACAAAGCCTTAACAGCGTTTCTCTTGTCGTCAATATTTGTGCCGTATAGCAATATTTCTTGAATATCCATGCAGATTTCTGATTTCTCGCTATTGATAGAATCTGATAAATTCTTCAAGAACCAATTCTCATCTTCTGAAAGATTGAACATCTTCGTGATTGCTTTAATATCTCTTGCGTAAACTGACTTCATAATTCTCATTTTTAGGTGGTTAGTTGTTAATTCCCTTTCTTTTATATTGCAAAGATAGATATAATTTTTATATATATCAAATGTTTTCGCTAATATTTTAGATGGAAGTACAATTATTTTTCGCCTGCTCCATATTCACGCAATGCGAAAATACACATGAATACATAGTTTTTTGACTACTCAAAAATTTTATTGGCGTAACTCGCTGATAATCAAGTGGTGTTTTATGCAAGTGCATTGCATTTGCATTGCAAGTGCATTGCAAGTGCATATTTTCTTGCCTTAAATCTCTGATTTTCAGCCATTTAGAAACCGCGAAAAAAATCTCGAAATTTTCTTGGATTTTGTGGCCTTTCTCTCTATATTCTTATTATATAATTTATTAATCTAAGTAATATTCACAGGTTCATATTACTTATCTTAATAACTCATATAATAAGAATAAGAGAGAAAGGCCACAAAGTCACCTCAATATATATAGCCGATGCTCGAAATTTTTCAAATTTCTCGCCGAATATCCAGAGGGAAGGGATTCGTGTTTTTGAGTTGAATTTTAAAAGGGTGTTTATGGGATAGATATTTTTAATCGTTTTGTTTTGTTGTGTTGAATAATTCAATTAATTTTGTGGATGTAATTAAACACAAATGAGACATGAAGAAAAAGTTAATCCAAGTTTTGAAAACCTTGTACGCGAGCAAGGGTTTTAAGGCAAACGAACTTGAAGAGCTTGCTGACGTTTTGTCAAGCAGCCTTAAAGAAGATTCAACGGATGAGGAAATTAGTAACGTGGCAAACGGTGCTGAATCATACGTTAACATGCTTCAAAAGGTCGGTAACAGGTATGCAAGTGCCATCGAGGAAAAGTACAAAGGTTATGTGAAGCCCAATACAATAGAAGAAGGCAAAACAAAACAAATTGAAGAAAATTCTTTGACCAAAGAGGCGATTGCAAAACTTATTTCTGAGGGTATCGCAGAGGCCATCAAACCAATCCAACAGCAACGTGAATCTGAGCGTTTATCGCAAGTTCTTTCAAGCAACGAGAAATTGAAAGGTATTCCTGCAAAGTTCATTTCGCGTTATAAGTTGGAAAAAGAAGAAGACCTCGATAATGTTGCCTCACAGATTGCGCAGGATTATGCAGACGAGCGTAAGGCTATCCTTGAATCGCTTGGAATTGCTGAGCCTCCAACTTCTGGCGGTGATGCTGATTCCGATGAAGGATTTGTAAAGCTGATGCAGGGAGCGCAAAAGGCACTTGAAACAAAAGAAAAATAAGAAAGTTATGTACTACAAGAAGAAATTTCCGACAGACATCAAAGAAGGTGCTTGGGATGAAAAGAGCTGCGTGCGGCGTGTTGCTGGTTTCACGATTGATGAAACCAATCTGCCGTCAACGTTAAAATGGCTACCAAAGGGAACGCCATTGGTGTTGCTTACTAACGGTATGGTTAGTGCGTGCAAAACGGCAAAGGTGTATGAGAAGGCAATGCAAGCCGCTACAACGCTTAAAGTAAACAAAGGTTCATTGTTCATGGTTGGCGATAAAATTGCTGGCTCTACAATTTCCAAGGTTGATGATTCGTCAAGTGATTTTACCAAGCTGACGATTTCAGTACTTGAAAACGAAGTGGAAGCTAACGCCGTAGTTGACGATGGCAACGCAGGCAAGGTTATCGGCTTGAATTATGCCACCGTTGAACTGGATGGGCAACAGAGCTGCACGCCTACTTTGCAAGCGTATGAGATTGACGAAGATTCCTTGCCTTATCCTATTAACGAGGCGATTAAGGAGGCTTTGACCGTTACGCATAAGTATTTGATTAAACCTTAATTAAACAATAGAGATGGATAGTCTAATTAAAGAGCTGGAAAAGCCTAAGAGATTTGATGTGTTTGTGCAGGAGCAAATGAAAAACTCCACGTACAAACCACTTTGGAAGGATGAGATTACCACAATTGACTACGAGGCTTCACGCACGTATCGTGCCGCGATTGCTGAGTATAGTGCAGCGATGGTCGGTAGTGTAATTGACAAAAACGGCGAAAAGCCAACGCACACCATGCCAAGTGCCAATGAGCTTGTTGGTTCAATTTCGCACATGGGTGACGAGTGGCAGATGGATAATGACCGATTAGACCAGTATTACTACATGGAAGGCCGTTTGCGCAATAAATACGGAAATGACACTCCTGCGATGTATGCTTCAAACGATTACGCAAAACTCGTGAAGTACTTGTTTGACCCATTTGAAAAAGCAGTTATCGCGCCTCAGAAGCGAATCGACTTGCTTTACTATGAAGGTTTGTTCAGCGGTACGCAGACCGTAGATGCCAAGAACAACAAGAAGTCCAATGTTACTTACAAGATTGATTTGGGCGTGAAGAAATATCATCCTACCGCCAAATGGGGTGAGGAGGCTTCAACGCCGATTTCTGATATTCAAAGAATTGTGGACGAATTGTCTGCCAAGGGTAAGACGGTTGTTAAGATGCGTATGAGTACACGCACATTCCGCAAGATGTGCAAGAGCAAGGAGTTTGCAGATACGTTCAAGCTGAAACTTGGCAAGGTTGACATCAGTCCTGCAAAAATCACGTTCAACGAAGCGAACTTGTATCTGGAGAGCCTTTTGTTGCCGACAATCACAATTGAGCCTGACCGTTTTGTGAAATTGCAGGATGGAAGTATAATTAACATGACCGTTGACGACCGTGTTGTTTTCCAATGTGTTCAGAATGTTGCCGTGTTGAAGGTATCTGACCCTCTCGAAATGATTGACCCACTGCCTAACAAGACTTATAGCCAGTATGACGATGCACTTGTAGGCTTTTGGCGAAACGAAAAAGGACGATTCATCGACTATGAGATGTGGGCAACGCCTGTATTCTATGGTCTTGATGATTTCTTTATTATGGAAACCGATAAAACAGCATAACAACAATGAATATAATTGAGGCTATTGCAACGGAGATAGAGCCATACGAGCAATCTATGGCATCTATGGAAAAGGGACTGATAGACGCTGGATTTCGTTTTACGCCATACGCGCCGACAGATGAATACAACAGCGAGGCGAGAAAGACCGTTGCTTTAGCCTCAATGCTGTGTTTATCGAAAATGCTTTCATTATCTTCTGAGAGTGCTGGAGGCTTTTCACAAAGCTATGATACCAAGCTGCTGAAGGAGAGAATTAAATCTATCGCTGAAAGTGCTGGAATTTCGCCAGACTTAGTCTTGAAAGAGAATGACAACAATATCTATTGCATACATATATGATTAAGAATGCAACAATATCCTTACAGACGGTAGTCAAGCAGGAGGATGAAGACTTGAATATTATTGAAAAGATATGCTGGTCGAAATGCGTAGGATGCACAGTTGCGCCAAATTCTAAGGCCAATCAAATAATGCTCAATGATGGATATAAATATAACACATCATACGATATTCTCCTTAATGACGTGAGATGTTTCGGCAGGATTCCGAAGGTTGGCGATTATGTTAGGGTCGTCAAGAACGATTCAACATTGGATGCCAAAAGACAGATTCTTGGAGTAACAACAAAAGGGCATTGGCTGAAATTATGGATATAGCAATAGAAGGGTTTGAGAATGTTTTAAAAAAGGCTGGAGCGAAGAAACAGAACAATTCAGCAAATAGAGGCAACGCAATACTTCGAGAGTTGACCATCATAGCAGAAGAGGCGTGCAATATTGCACGTGATGCGTATCCAGACCGCATGAGTGGCGGTTACGATGACCACACGCGGAATTTACGCGGTAGCATTTGTGCTACAATCTATTACGGTGGTAGCGAGGTGAAAAGATGTGGCTTTGATGGTTTGGGAAGTGCAGAAGGCGAGGCGAATGCAGAAATTGCAGCTAATTCGCTGGATGCCGACCAAACAGCGCTTTGGGAAATCAAAGTGAGTGCAGGAATGTATTATGCAAGATATGTTGAAGCAAAAGGCCACAAGGTAATCTCTCATGTAAAGGGATGGTTGACAGAGCAATTAAGTAAACTTGCACAAGACATTAAGGATGGAAAAATATAAAAACTCAATAGACGTAGTTACATCGCTTTGCAGATATTTGAAGCAGCAAAGTGATTTTAAAGTATTTGCATACGAGAAGGATGAAAACTATCGAGGTGATTATATTGCTGTCAATAGTCTGTCTGTCAATTACGGAAAATGGGCAGATAGTAATTTGATAAATCTTAATATCCACGCGCAGGACAATTCGTCTGGAAGTCTTAATAAGGAAAGTCTTTCACGGATGTATGAAAATGTCTGCAATCTTATCCCTTATACTAACGAGATGACTGAAACCGAAGACCAACCATTGATGGTTGATGGTATTGCTTATTCTATCAGTTCAGACAGCAATGTGATGAAAGATAACGATGAAACACATTTTATCAATTTGAGAATTAAAGTTCAATTTTAAAAAAGAAAATAATTATGGCAAAAACTTCACCTTATGGAATCGTAAGCGTTAAATTGCTTGATGTAGAGAAAGATGGCTCTTTCCCAATTGATTCAAAATGGGAAACAGCTTTTGAGTTTAGTGCAATCGTGAAGGATAGTTTTTCTTTCAATGATAGTGCAGCTTCAACCAATAACATTGAAGTTGAGGACATGGACGAATATTACGCAACGCTTGAAAGTGATAAGGGACAAAAAGGCTTCACCTTGGATGTCTATGATTTTGGCGAGAAGATTGCCAAAGAATTGCTTGGCTATACAAAGGTAGGCGACTATATCACAGAGACCGTTGGCTTTAAACTTGGAAATAAGGCCGTCCGTGTTCAGACAAAGAAATTTTCAGATTTCCCAGCAAAGGTTTTTGAATGGGCGAACATGAAACTTAATGTTACTATGGCAGGAACAATGGGCAAGAGTGGCTTTCCTAATATTCATGTAGAATTTGTTAAGCAGGCTCACCTTAATGCAGAAGGCAAGGAAATGCCTGGAGCAAGATGGAAAGATTTGGCCGATGAATAAGAAAACTCATGAGTTAAAAACAAAATAAAAAAACATGGCAAAATTTATCAAATTCAGAGAAAAAGCATCTGTGGCAGCTTCAAAGGCTGACACAGAAGGCACAGAAGGCCGCGTTGACGTGGTCAAGAGCGAAAATGCGCTCGTGTATGAAGCCTCTGCCGTTATCCGTGGAATCTCGGACACGCAGGCAGAGTATGTGAACCGAAAGGTCAAGGAGGAAAATGACGCTAAGGCGAAGATTTCGTTTAGCGTTTCACCTTCCGCGACTTTCGTCAAGGGTACATCAACAGCATTCACGTTGACCGTCACCTGTACATTTGCAGGTGCGAATGTTGACGCTGATGCACTGCCAACGATGACAGCAGGCGGCGCATCCGTCACCGTTACGAAGAAGTCTACTGGCGTTTATTCTGGTACGGTGAATGCAAGTTCGACTACCCTCTTTGATGTACATGCAACCGTTAAGGGCGTTGCAAGAACTGCATCAAAGACGGTTTATGCCTACAATCATATCTTGTTTGGTGTCAGCTCCTACGAGACAGCACCTGTCAGCGATGCGGCTGAGATGGCCAAGTTCCTTGCTCAGGTCAACGGCACGAAATTGCAGAGCAATTCAAACGGTACGTATAAATTCTCCTTCACGGCAGAAAAGCCCTATGGTTATGTTCTGATTCCGTCTGACGTTACTGTTTCGCCTAACTTGGCAAATAACCTCGCTGGTCGCGAAGGCCCGTTGCCAGTCAACTTTGTAAAGCAGGCTGACGCAACAGGGTCTGGTATCACTTACAAGGTGTATCGCATGGCATCAAAGATGGGCGTAAGCGTCCATAATGTTGAACTTTATTAATCCAGAAAAAATGGCAAAAAAATACGGAGTAGCATCAGACTACATCAAATATACATCTCGTATCAAATCAGACACGAGTGACGGCGTTGCAGTTGAAGCCTCGCAAGTCGTTGACCTTGAAGAGGATAAATTGCAGAGCGACATCAACAAAGAGTTGAAAGCGTCAATCGCCTCTGCAAGCGGCAAGACTTACTCAAAGAGCGAAATTGACGGCAAGGACACTGCCACGCTGACCTCAGCGAAGAGTTATGCCGACACTAAGAAGACGGAGGCCGTTAATGCTGCCGCCACAGATGCAGCCACGAAGGCTAACGCTGCCCTTGCTTCTGCCAAGAGCTACGCAGACCAGAAGGTTTCTGCCCTTGGAAGTGTCTACACAACTAAGGGTTCATGCACTGCCGCTCAGTTGAAGGCTCTCACTTCTGCAAAGGCTGGCGATGTGTGGAATATTACCGATGCCATAACCATTGATGGCAAGGCTTATCCTGCTGGCGTGAACGTTGTATGTGTTACTGCTTTCAGTGCTGCCATTGACCCTGCTACTACCAAGAACTGGGACGCTTTGCAGGGCTTGCAGGATTTGACGAGCTATGCCAAGAAGAGCGAAATTGAAGACACCGCCGTTGCTAATGTGAAATTCGCACAGGAGGAAGATGTCCCGCAGGATAATGGCGTCTCTTTCAAGAAGACCATTACCTATGTCAACGGACGAGAGGCTACTACGGAATCAGACCTTGGTATTCTTCCTGCCACCTCCACCACGGCTGGCGTTATGTCTGCCGCTGATAAGGTGAAACTTGATGCGGTGGATGGAAAGATTGGAGATGTGAAGATTTATAAGGATGGTCAAGATTTTATTCTTCAAAATCTTAGTAGTGTTTCTCTCGGTACTCCAGTCCGTATCAGTGAAGGTGCTACAATCAGAGAAGGTGTTAGTATCAATGATAGAGCTTCTATCGGCATAGATGTTAACATTGGTACTAATGTAATAATCTGTGATGACGTTAAAATCGGTACTATTGCAGTTGGTTCTGATTACGATGTAGAAATAGTAGTTGGCACTAAGGTTGAGGATAATGGTATTCAACTCAGTAAAAAATTAAGAATCGGTAGCGATATTCCATTTGCAGCATTTGGAAATGATGAAAATTTTGCTGGTGTAACCATTGGAACAGGACAAAGTTTTGGTATGAATTCAAGCGGTGAATTTATTTGGGGATATAACAGTAATAAGAAAACCGCCGCCACCACCGATGACCTCTCTGCTTTGGCAACTCGTGTCTCCGCGCTGGAAGACCTTTTGAAACTGGCATAGCCAAGAACTAACATTTAGACAGGATGTACAGATGTGCATCCTGCCTAATCCTCTCAAACAAGAAATATGAAAAAGATGTACAGATGTGCCATTGTTATCACGGCATACAATGTTGAAAGATATATCGAACAAAGCGTTGCAAGCGCCTTGAATCAGACAGAGAAGTGTGAGGTTATTGTCGTTGAAGACAAGTCAACAGACGGCACGCTTGACATCCTCAGAAGAATCAAGGGAATCACGCTCTTGGAGAATAGCGAGAATGTTGGCGCTGGTTTGTCGCGCAGACGAGGCATTGACTATGCAAGTGCAGATTATGTAATGACGCTTGATGGCGATGATTACATAGACCTTGATTTTGTCAAGAGACTGCTTGCTACAGCCGATGCCACGGGAGCGGATATTGTCAGCGGCGGCGTGAAAATCCTCAAAGAGGATGGCTCATGGGATGCCACGTCCTACGGAAATTGCGTTACAGAAGGCCGTGAAAAGGTTGCCAAGTTCTGGGGCGAACGCATTGTTTTCATGAATAACAAGATTATCCGCAAGGAACTCTGCAACAAAGTCCCATATAGCGATAGGCGCTATATCGAGGACACGCCGACAATTATTCCGATGATGTTCTTTGCTAACAAGGTGGCGTATGCCGACACTATCGGTTACACCTACCGAATGCGAAAAGAATCTCTGACGCACACGACCAATATCCTAAAGGACGTAGTGTTTAAGGGTCTTTGTTGGATTGATTTGTACGAGTTCTTCAATACACATGACCAAGGTATGTTTGAAGCTGTCAACGTGAAGGGATTTATCGTCAACATCATTGGTACGCTGAATAAGATTCACGTCACGCCCGAGATGGTTGCTCCATTTGAAAAGGAATGGCATGAGTTTACGATGCGCCTTCTGAACGTTATCGAGATTACGAATATTAATCTTGTCGGAGGGGAGAATAAGAAACAAGTAAAAAATTAATTATTAACTAAGTGTGGTTAAACGGCCTTCGGGCCAAACATTCTTTGGCAATGTGCAGATGTTGTCATTTCACATTGTCAGAGAATGTTGTTATTTTATAAGGTTATGGCAACAGTAGATTGGAAAAAGCTTGAAGGTCGCATATTTAGGTTTGACGTGAACACTTCGACAGAGGATGCTTTGAAGGCTACGAATCCTGCGATTATTCATTTCACGACAGAGGGAGATATTGTGATGAATGGGGAGAAGTTTTGCAGCCCGAAGAAGAAGGATTTGAAGGTAGTGAAGTTATGCACATCGTATGAGAATGCTAAATATGATGCAGTGCTGACGCAATTAAATGGAAATGAACTTCAATATTTGAATTACCCAGAAACGGCGACAGAAGAAGTTTCCTATAAATCATATATTATAGTCGCCTCCTTGATAAACGGAAAGCCTTTTTATTGGTTTTCAGATGCTTATAATTTAGGCGGGCTAGGCATCAGAATTGCATCAGAAAAAATTATCGGTGTAGACGAAAAGACTTTCAATGCAGGGTTTGATAGCTTGGCGAATGATATTGTATTTGTATTTGATTATGATTCAATAGAATTAAAAAGCTTTACATACGGAAATGGCGCTGACGCTGGAGACCTTAATGATGTTTTTATGTTTTATATTACTTCAGCATGCCTTAAAACAGTGGCCGACAACGAAGCAGGAGGCATTAATTTTGATGCTGCTTTATACAATGATTTGAAACGTGTTTATAGCGATATATCACTCCTTCCACTCGTTACTGGTGGCTTAACAAATACAGCATCCAAAAAAGCAACAGGTCTTGTAAAAATCGGAAAGGGCCTTACCACTCATTCAGAAAAGACTGATACAGGTGACTACGTCAATGATGAAAAGGTAGGATTACTGGAACTTCTTCCTGCTAAGACTGATACCTTGGGCGGCGTGAAGAAAGCCAACCTCAATCTGCAAACAGAATACGAGTTCTTGAAGGCCGTGCCAAGCGTCACCACTCTTGATGAGGCGAAGTTCGCCATCAACCATCTACGAATTATCTGCAAAACACTCGTAGATAAACTGGAAGAGGCAGGAACGTTGAATAAATAATATTGAAAGACATGATTAAAATTGCAACACATAACAGCTTTACGGGAGAGAAAGGTGACGGTCTTTTGTCGTTCCTTGTCTCCGTGTTTTCAAAATGCCAATCGAAAACCTTGGTGCAACAACATAGATGCGGCTGTCGTCTGTTTGACCTCCGCGTGAAATGGGACAAGGGTAGAGGGAGATTCGTTGCCGCACATGGGCTTTGGAAAGCTAAGAAGTCCCTGCTAAAACTCATGGCAGAACTAAACGGCATTGCAGCATCCTCTCCAGTCAAGACGATGTATCTGCTTACCTATGAAGGGGAATGCGAAGAAGGCACTGAGGTGTACGACAATTTCAGAAAACTTGCCGAATGCCTCAAAGGATTCAGCAATATTCAATGCGTGCAGTTGAGCGTCAAGAAACCCGATTGGCGCGTGTTGTGGTCAAGTCCTGATATGCCATACTACACTGCCGCCTATGATGTCTTGGCAAAGGACAATTGGAAGACACTGCTTCCGATTCCTTGGATGTGGGCGAAGTTCAGACGAAAGGCAGAGTTCTGCGATGCCTATTACAGAATGGTTGATTTTCTTTAGGAGGAATGAAAATGGAATCGTCATTTATCTTAAATCCGTTGGTTGCCTTGGCAGGCATCGGAGCGTACTACACCATTCCGACAGAGATAGAAGAGACGTTTTACGGTCTTCGGTGGATGGTGTTGTTTATTATCTTCATGATAATTGCGGACTTTTACTTGGGTCTGACTGAGAGCGTGAAGGTGAAAAAGGAATCGTTCAGATATAGCAGAGCTGGGCGAAGAACCGTTTGCAAGTTCATCGAGTACATGATTTACATCATGACGGGTGCTTTGCTTGGCAAGTCATTCCTTGAACCTATGGGTATAGGTACATACGAGGAGGGCGGTGCGTTAGGCTCTGTATTTGCTGCCATATTTGAACTGGA